ATTATTATTTATGTTCTGTATATGATAAAGAATGTAGTATAATGGGATATAGTTTATTAACTGGTATTAATTACGATACATTAATGGACTGGGGAGCAGATGAGAGAAAACTAAGTACAAAAGGCTTCGATATCGTGCAAAAACTGCGCATTTTTCGTGAAGAAAGTTTATCAAACAAGCTCGCAACCGGCAACAAAAACCCTGTCGGCATCCTTGCAATACTTAACAGACATTATGCGTGGAATCTTCCTGGCGTCAGCAGGGAAAGCACCGCAAAGGTCATTAAAACAGCCGCAGACCTTCCGCAGCTTGGCACATCTGGAAACGCTCAAGGCTCTAATGTTCGTCAAATTGCACAACAGGAAATCATTGTGCAAGATGTACAAGAAATCTCACAAAGCCAGTAAACAAGCGGATTCTAGCTGTTTGGCTCACGATAACAGCACTTCGCTAAATTAGACTTTAGCGAAGTGATAAAACAGAACATTTGAGCGATAAAAGCACGACAAAGCTAGTGAATAAGCGGATTAACAGCGATTGCGTGATAATTATTCATTGCGCAATGGCTCCGCTCTGGCTGATTTCGTTGTGCAAGATATACAAACGCAGGGCGTGGGGGTTATATATACACGCATTGCGAGCCTAACTAAGTCGCTCAAATATCCCCAAAAATAAAAAGGCTTATAATATATATTTATATATACATAACCAACCAATAATATATTAAACTATATACAATAACCATTATATTTATTAATATATAGTCCTGATAATAACCCATATAATATAATCAATAAATCTACTGTACAAATCTGATAGATAGGTGTATAATAGACACATCTTAATTATTCATAAGATATTCAATAAACACATCAGAAAACGGCTAATTCAGCCGAGTAAATTCCAAAAAATTTTAAAAAATAAAAAAGAGTTAGGAGTTAGAAATGCAGGGAGCAGAGTATCAGGCTTTGGCTATGCGTACTAACGATAAAAAGTCTACAGATAGGCTTCTGAATAAGATTAATGATTTAAAGCTTGGCAATCATTGTGGAGATACGCCAGAGATTGAATTGGGCGGTGTTCTTAATGCTGCGCTAGGTTTATCTGGCGAGGTTGGAGAACTTAACGACATGCTTAAGAAATGGATTTTCCATGAAAAGCAGCTAGATCCTGAACATTTAAAGCGTGAAATCAGCGATGTATGTTGGTACTTAGCTTTGATGTGTGATTCATTTGAGTTCAACCTTGATGAAATCATGCAAATTAACATTGATAAGCTGAAAGCAAGATACCCAGAGGGATTTGATACCTACAAAGCTAATCACAGACAGGCAGGTGATGTCTAATGAAATCAAGAAATATAATAAATATGTGCCTTAATTGTGGAAATAGGCTGAAACTATTCAATCAACGACCATGTAATGATTGCGTTGTAAGTGGTGGAGAAAATAACAATTTTACCCCACTTAAAGATGTTGCACCTAGCGTCAATGAAAAGCCAGTAAAAGACAATGTTAATCATCCGAGCCATTATGAGACTGGCAGCTTTGAATGTATAGATGTTATGCTGGAAACACAGGGCAAGGAAGCCGTTAAGAACTTTTGCTTATGCAATGCTTTTAAGTACATTTACAGACATAATAACAAGAATGGCTTAGAGGATATTCAAAAAGCCAAGTGGTACATTGACAAATACATAGAATTGTCAGAATAGCCACTTAATGCACCATAGCCAAGCGGTAAGGCACAGAGCTTTGACCTCTGTATGCGTCGGTTCGAATCCGACTGGTGTAGTTTGTCTTACTTTTATCGTAGACTACCATGTTTTGCATTTTAAGGTAGTCCTCCTTTCATGTACTTTCTTGGAGATTCAGTTAAGGGTGGTGCAAGACCACTCGGAGAGTTTTACCTCGCACAGAGGTGTGTGAAATTCAACTTATCAAGGTTCTTCTCGATATTCCCCCAAAATATTATTGCATTTTCCCTTGATAGCCGTTACAGGCGGTATTTGCAGATATGGTGTAATGGTATCACAAGAGATTGCTAATCTCTCTAACGAGTAAAATCGTTATGCAGGTCCGATTCCTGCTATCTGCGTTAGGTGCGGTTCAAAAGAACATCCTGAAAGCGCGAGGGATAATTTGCAAATGCCGACCCTCATAGGATTGCAACGCATCTATGCCACTATTCAAAGTTTAATGTTGGGCGCATTAGACAGTTGTAAAACAGATAGTGGTAACGTCTTTTCGGATAGTAGTTCAGTTGGGAGTAACGCTTGATTTATTCAAGTAGTCACAGGTTCAAACCCTGTCTATCCGATTACAACAAACTAGGTTAGCTACCGAAAAGCACTTCCGCTGTGCCTGTTTGTTGTTTTTATTAATTAAGCGGAGTATGTATCGTAGGCATACATAAATAATATCAAGCGGAGGTATTCGATTATGGCAACAATTAGAGTGCATAAAACAAAAAATTACACAGTTATGAGTAATACTCATTTAAGGGATAAGAACTTAAGTCTGAAAGCAAAAGGATTATTGTCCGTAATGCTTTCATTGCCCGATAATTGGGATTATTCAATAGCTGGGTTAGTTACAATAAGCAAAGAGAATGAAACAGCCGTTAAATCGGCTTTAAATGAGTTAAAGGATAATAATTATGTTGCGGTTACTAAAGAAAACCCAACAAAAAGCAATGGCGGAAGAATAAAGTACACTTACGAGGTTTACGAAGAACCATATAAACAGAAAATAGAAAAACAAGATACAGAAAATCTAGGGGTTGAATGTCAACAGGTAGAAAACCACGGACAATTAAATACTAATGAATTAAGTACTGATGAATTAAATACTAATAAACAAAATACTGAAAGATTAATTACTAATAAGGACAATACATCAATTAACATTGATGGAGAGGTACATACATCGTTTTCAGAGAAACCGACGGCAAGAGCTGTCACAAGAGATGAAATGTTGGTTAAGGAAAAAGATATGGTTGATAGGTTCAATAACATCTGTGACAACGACATAGATAATTCAGCTATATGTGATTGTGTTAAAGATGGATTTAAGATGTATATGCAGTTATATGAAATCTATTTCCACAAAGTACACCCAATACTTACAGATAAGACATTAAAGAATGTATGTTTTGTTTTATCAACTATCACAGATACAGAACACGGACATTTCGACACTGACGCTATATACGAAATAGACGATAAAGGCATTACAGTTTTACAGAGAATGGTTAATGACCATTTCATCAGAGAGCATAGAGAAAGCACCAACTACTCAATAACACATTTTGCCAATGCTGAATATCTTGGCAAGCTGGCAAATAGATTTATAGAAATGTAAAGGAACAATATTTATGAAATTGATATTAGGCATAGTGTTACTGATATGGATTTATTACAACATCAAATACATTGGAAGAGAAGATATATCTATTGCAACAGCTGTTAAAGAGGGAATGTCGATAATAATATGTTTACTGACAGCTATATTGGCGATTATGATACAGAAAATGATGTAAAACAGACAAGGAGTGATTATTATGGCTATGGGCGTACACCCACTAAACAAAGATAAGTTTTATGAAGCAATTAACCTGTACATATCGGGGCAGGCTTCACAGGTAAAAGCGGCAAAAGTAGCAGGTTGTAGCGTACCGACATTTAAGAAATACGCTAACAAGATTTATGGCGGCGAAGAATTACCGGATAATTTATGGGGGAAGAATAATGATTGAGAGAATTGTTGATCGTTGGATAAGACGCAAGACAAAGAATTTAACAAGAATACCATTGTTTATGATGACATTTAACTATCGTAAATATAAAGCAGACGGAAAGAAAGACAGTTGCATGTTTTATGCACACCCTAATATTGCCAAAGATGAATTTGTAAAAAGCAAATTACAGGAAGTTGTTGACTATATCAGAGATAACTATGATTTGGATATATTTACGAAGATTTGAGGTGCAATATGTGTAAGTTTTGTAATGGTAAAAAGAAGAAGATTGAAAATGGCTATACATACGGCAGAGCATATATAGAATCAACTAATTATGGCTATTGTTATAAACTTTGTTATGACAACAGCAGTGAAGAATATGGAGAGGGAGAGTTTGAAATCAATTATTGCCCTATCTGCGGTAGAAAGTTGGTGGAAGATGATTAAAGAAGCATTGTTGGATATTTCAAAAGGATATGTCAAAGTTTTCTTTGATGGTAACCCAGTTGATAGTATATATAGTGTAGATGGCATTACAGATGATGAGCCTGGAATGAAAAAGATACAACTTACTTTTTTAGTGAAAGAAGTGCTTTTTAAAGAATAACCGGAGAGTTTGCCAATTTTGCAAAGGGGGATTACTATGAAACATCAAAAAGAATGGCACACATGCGACAGGTGCGGTGCTGAAATAGAAAAGCCTAAAATATGGTATGACCGAATGTTCCCTTATCTAAGAACCGTAAATTTAAAAAGACCTATGTGTTTCAAAGAAATATCTGCAGAAATTGAACAAGGGAGAATAGAGCCGGTTATAAGCAGAGACGGTATAGACAGTATTATATTGGACGAATACTATTGCACAAAGACAAAGCAAATTGACTTATGCCCTAAGTGCAGGAAAGATTTTGAGGAGTTTATGAGAAATGATTGTTAATATGGGAACCAAAACCTATGAAATGAGCCACAAGCAGACAAAAGCTATCCTTGGAACGGCTAAGAAACTTGCAAATTGCAACATATACGGCATTGAAAAAGATAATGTGGTGATTATGCTGAATGAAAAGTATGAGGACGATATGAGCCTTAAAAAAGCCGTAGAGGAGTATAAAAAGAAAGGGTTCAAGGTGTATTGGAAATGAAGAAAATACCAACATTGTTTGAGAGAGTATATGAAAATCATAAAATCGTAGACATTCTTCCGAATGTTACCAAAGGCATGGAGTGGGTGCTTGAAGGGAAAGGCATAGCAACCTTAAAAGTTGATGGCTCATGTTGCGCGATCATAAACGGAGAATTTTATAAGCGGTATGATGCGAAAAGAGGGAAACCGATTCCGAAAGGTGCTATTAAATGTCAAGAAGAACCAGATCCAATAACTGGTCACTTGCCATGCTGGGTGAGGGTTGACGAAAATAAACCGGAAGATAAATGGTTTATTGAAGCATACAAGAACACTATTGATGCCGGAAAAATTGAAACCACTAATAGCGGATTGGCGAGCGGGAAAATAAGCGAACACAGAGAGTTTATTTTTCCCAAAATGCAAGATGGCACTTATGAAGTGATTGGAGTTCATTTTCAAGGAAATCCATATAATTTACGATCTGATACAATAGTAAAACACGGAGTGGTAACCATAAATGTTGAAAGAACATTTGATGGAATTAAGAAATATCTGTCAGATCATTATATTGAGGGCATTGTATTCTGGCTTGATGGAGAGCCAAGATGCAAAATCAAGCGTTCTGATTTTGGATTTGAGTGGGGGAATAAGAAATGAAAATAATTAGAAATGGCGAGTTGAGATACGAAAGAAAGCCTTTACGGTTTGAGTGTAAGAATTGCAAAACCGTTTTTGAAGCGGAAAAGACTGAATATGAATATTGTGGAGATCAAAGGGAAGGCGATAACTACAAGTGCGAATGCCCATTGTGCCACAAAATGGTATATTACAATTAAAAGACAACCGGCTAACAAATGGAGTTAGTCGCTACCCTAAAACAATTATAGGCAGAGGTCTATAAGCACCTTTGCTGAAAAGTGGAGGTGCTTTTCTTATGGCTAGTCAAAGCCTTATTTCTACAATCAATGGATATGAAAATTACATAGAGAAAAATGGAATAGATGAAAGCGTTATGGACGCATACATAGAAGCGTCAGAAGTGGCAATTAAGACCGAAAAAGATAGTCAGTATGGATTACAACTAACAAAACGCTGCAAAGAGATTATAGAGCGGTTTTGCGTGGAGCATAGCGGCGTTGGAATATGGGATTTAGAAAAATATGCTCAAGACAACGACGAAGAATATCCATTAATTGATAAATGGTATAAAACTCTTAAAACTGAAAGCTATTATGATTTCGAGAGCTTTATGTTTTATATGGAGCGGAAAAGACATTACAGCAAAAGGTTTTATTTTCCAAGACGACACACCCTTAAAATAGTTGTCAATGACTTGCAAGACCTTGAAAACAGAATAATTAAATTTTATGGATTATCAATGCCGTCAAGAGTTGGAAAGTCCACAATTTGTATATTCTTTCTTGCGTGGGTATCATTACGCAGACCTAATAGTCATTCAGCTATGGGCGGTCACTCTGGAATACTTGCAAAAGGCTTTTATAAAGAACTTATGAACTTATTTACTACGGAAGAATATACATTTTCTGAATTATTTTATTTTTGGAATCCAGAATACGCAAATAAACCACTTGTAACAGATAAAAGTGCTGATGAATTTACAATAACCCTTGGAAATCCAGACAGATTTGCGACAGTTACTTGCCGTGGTATTGATGGAACTTGGACTGGTGCAGTTGATGTATCAAAAGATGGATATTTGTATGTGGATGATTTGGTAAGAGATAGAGAACATTCATTATCACCTATGCGAATGGAAAATACCTATCAAGAGTATCTAAACAAGATGGTTGACCGAAAAAACGATGGTGCAAGAGAATTGATGGTAGGTACGTTATGGAATGTCCTTGATCCATTGGAACGAATGAGAAAGCAATATGAAAATGACTCTCAATACAGATTTAGAAGAATACCGGCACTTGATGAAAACGATGAAAGTAACTTTGATTACGAAATAAACGGCTTTTCAACAGCATATTACAGGGATATGAGAGAAAAACTTGACAAGGCTGAATGGATGGCTAAGTTTATGCAAAAACCTTATGTCCGTGAGGGATTGTTGTTTCCAGATAATGAATTAAGATTCTTTAACGGAGATTTTGATGATGAATTAGAAAACAAAGAACGGAAAGTAATTGCATTATGCGACCCGGCGTTTGGCGGAGCCGATAACTTATCAATGCCAGTATGCGCTGATTTTGGCGGAAAGCAAAAATATATTATTGATTGGGTATATAAAAAAGGCACACAGGCGGTTACAGTTCCTTTAATTGTAGCGGCTATCAAAAAACATTATATAACAGAATTACACATTGAACAAAATGCTGGTGGAAAGCTGATGACAGATAGCATTAAAACTGAAATGAAAAAGCAAAATGTATATTTCTGTAGAATTATTCCATATTACGCAAATACAAAACTACCTAAAGAGGAAAAAATTAAAGGCTATTCTGACAGAGTAAAAGAGATATTCATTTTCCTCATTAGTAGACAATATCTTGCGATAGATGATAGACCAACTTACATAAGAACACAGATGTATCAAGATGCTATGGATGAATTTACAATGTATACATCAGAGGGTAAAAATCCACACGATGATGCAAGCGATTCGATAACACAGCTTGCAATAGTAATAGATAAAAAGGCAACACAAACAGTAATAATGTCAAGTCCGATATAAGAGGAGGGTTTATATGACAACTAAGGACTATCTTAACCAGATAAGCTATTACAATAAGATAATTGATAATAAGTTGATAGAAATAACACAGTATAAAGAATTATCATACAGCATATCAGCAGTTGTTAATGAAGAAAGAGTTATGTCATCATCAGATCCAGATAAAACAGGCTGCGGATATGTCAGACTTGAACAAATGGAAGAAAGCCTTGATAAGCTTATAGATAAATACATTGATGTAAAGAACAAAATAATAGAGCAGATAGAGCAGATAAACAACGAAGATTATTACACAGTATTGTTTCTAAGATATGTCAGAAAGTTTACATTTGAAAAAATTGCAAATGAAACAGGCTGGTGCTGGAGACAGGTACACAGAATACACACTAAAGCACTACAAGCCTTTGAAGATAAATATGGGAGTGAATATCTGTAAAAGATGTCATAGAATGTCACATTGCCGGTGTGGTATAGTATATCTGTAAGAAGTCACAAAGATGTTTTTTCATAAACACATCCTTATCGGAAACACCGTTGCTTAATTGCGACGGTGCTTTTGTTATGCAATGAGGTAGAAATATGAATTTTTATATGAATAAAGACAAATCAATTATGTGTCCGAACTGCCATAAGTTCTTAACTAAGGCAGACAGCAAAGACCCAAGAACACATAAATTAGCGTGCAAGCATTGCCACAAATGGATATGGTATGTGCCTAACGATGATGATGATTTTCAGATTAAGGAAATACCACAAAGCAGAAGTTCAAGCGGTATGACATTTTATTAGAGGTGTAGACAATGCAGACAGGAAGAATTGCTATTTATACAGGTGCAAAAGAAATAACGCCTGACAATATAATACCAATTTTGCGTGAAGCAATTTTGGAACATGATATTAATTCCAACAGAATACAATTTCTTCTTGATTATGACGCAGGAATACAGCCAATAGTTAGGAAGAACCCGAAGACTTACAGACCAGACATTGACTGTGAGTGCTGTGACAATGTGGCTAACGAGGTCACAGAGTTTAATTTAGGTTTTAAGTGGGGAAATCCTATAACGCTAGTTCAAAATGGCGACAATGAGGATTCTAACCTCACAGAAGCTATAGCAGAATTAAACAGTTGCTATGAATCACAGAACGCAAGGCAGAAACAACAGGAACTTGCGAGATATGTTGAAATTGGTGGTGTTGGCTATGTCCTTATTGATGTGAATACGGAATATGAGGATGGGGAAAGCTATTTTACATACGATGTTTTGGATCCAAGAACAACATTTGTTGTAAGGTCAACAGCTTATAGTGACAAGAGGGTTATTCTTGCAGGCACTTATATCAAAGACAAACATAGTGGTACAAGATATTACACCTGTTTTACAAAAGATATTCGATATGAAGTTACGGATGGGGTAAAAATTACTAACGGACCAGAAAAAGGAAAAACAAAATGGGGATTTTTAGAGAGAAGTGGAGAAGAAAATCCGCTGCATAAAATTCCTATCATTGAATACACAAGGTCATTCGACAGAATGGGGTGTTTTGAACGGCAAATATCTGAAATGGATAACTTAAACCTACTCATTTCAGATTTTACAAATGATGTTGAACAGAACACACAAGCAGTATGGCATACAAACGATGTTGATTTCCCAGTTGAACAAGAAACAACAATTGATAAAGATGGAACGCAACACATTACTGAAAAAGTAAGAAAGCCAAAATCTGGAGAATGGATGCAGACCTACACATCAGCAGATGGCAAAACTCCAATAGTTGAGCCACTTGCAATTAATTACGATTACACGGGTATGCTTAATAATATCCAATCAAGGCGACAGATAATCTTACAGAAATGTAATGTGCCACAACGAAATGATAACAGCGGTGGCAGTACAGGAGTTGCAATGTCAGATGCAACAGGCTGGTCACAGGCTGAAACAGCGGCGGCAAAACAGCAATTAATTACTGATGGCTGCAAAATGGAAGAGATAAAAGTTGTTCTTGCGGCTATCAAGTTGTCAAACAATGTTAACAGCAGCAATCCGTTACTTAAATTAAGGGCAAGAGATGTAAAACCTAACATTAAGCGGCAAAAAACTTATGAAATGTCAACTAAGGTTAACGCTATGGCGACATTGATAAGCCACGGATTTAGCCTTAAAGATACAGTTGATGCAATCCCATTTTTTGATGACCCTAACGATGTTGTAGCGAGAAGCGGAGAAATGGTTAAGGCATATCAAGACAGTATAATCAATAAAGACACACAGAACCAAGCAGAGGGCGGAGATGGCGAACAATCGCCCAACAAAGACCGCACAATGCAAGACTTATCAGACCAGACAGAAAATAGTCCAGTTATAGATAAGAGCAGAACAGATAAATAAATTGATATTGAGCCACAGGGTAGAAATGCCTTGTGGCTTTTTATATGCCCTAGAGAAAGGGCAATACAAATATCGCAAGAAGTTGAGAGAACAACAAAAAACGCAGAAAGCAGAGGTAAAAAAATTATGGCAGATGTAACTAACACAACAACAGAACCAACAACTAATAATGAGCCACAGAACGAAGAGCAGACACCTAGCGTAGAAGAACTTATGGCGCAGCTTGCTAGTGAAAGAGCTGAAAAAGAGAAGTATAAGAACGCTTCCGATAAAGCCAGTTCAGAAGCAGCTAAGTACAAGAAAGAACTTCGCTCGAAGCAGACAGCAGAAGAACAGGAAGCGGAAGCAAAGGCGGAAGCTGAAAAGTTGCAGGCTGAAAAGTTCGAGAACATGAGCAAAGAGCTTAATCATATGAAAGCTGTCAATGCTTATCAGAAAGTTATAGGCGATGGAAAGGATATTGATTCTTTGATTGAGGCAGTTGCAGACGCAGACCATAGCCTTATAGCAACTGTAATTGCCAATGAAGTGCAAAGACAGGTTAAAGAAGCTAAGGCAGAGTGGCTTAAATCAAGACCGGCTATTAATGCAGGCGGTGGAGAAGAAAGCACGATAACACAGGAACAGTTTAACAAGATGAATTACCACGAAAGAGTGGAGTTCAAAAATAAGAATCCAGAACTTTACAAGAAGTTCACAGAGTAGAAAACGGAGGTAAATAAACTATGCCACAGACTAAGTTAGCAAATTTAGTAGATCCACAGGTAATGGCTGATATGGTATCAGCTAAGTTGCCAAAGAAGATTAAGTTCTCACCTATCGCAAGAGTTGATACAACACTTGTAGGCAGACCAGGAAGCACAATCGTTGTGCCAAAGTATGCTTATATTGGCGATGCAGAGGACGTAGCAGAAGGTGTTGCTATGGGTACAACAGTACTTACAACATCTACAACAGAAGCAAAGGTTAAGAAAGCAGGTAAGGCTGTAGAACTTACAGATGAATCAGTGTTATCTGGTTATGGCGACCCACTTGGTACAGCTATCAATCAGATCGCTATGTCAATCGCTGCAAAGGTTGATAATGACAGCTATGACGCACTTTGCACAGCACCTATTGATTACGATGGAACGGCAGCACCTATCAGCTATTCGGCAGTTGTAGCAGCTAATAGCAAGTTTGATGATGAATCAGATTCATCACTTACAAAGATATTGTTCATCAATCCAGCACAGGAAGCCACATTGCTTAATGACGCTGATTTCAAGAGCAATGACAAGTACCCACTTAATGTAATTATGAATGGCACTATCGGTTCTATCGCAGGAGCGCAGGTTGTTAAGTCTAAGAAAGTTAAGCTGGTTAAGTATGAGCTTGATGATTCAACAGGAACAATCAATGTTGTAGCTGACACAACAAGCGAGGATGCAACGAATGTTCACCTTGACACAGCACTTGCACATACGCTTAAGTCAAAGGACAAGGAAATCAAGGTAGGTAGCAAGTTAAAGGCTGTTACAACAGAGTTCTACGCTTGTCCTATTGTTATCGTATCAGCAGAAGACCCTAACGAGGACACAGGTGCAGACGGCGTATCAGAGGAAGAGAACGCACTTACAATCTATATGAAGAGAAGCGTTGAGATTGAATCAGACAGAGATATTCTTGCAAAGACAACTGTTATCTCTGGTGATGAACACTATACAGCAGTCTTAAGCAATGATTCAAAGGTTGTTCTTGCTAAGTTCGGAAAGTAAGAGGTGTTTATATGTTATTAAGACGACATAAAATCAACGCCGCAAAGCAGAGCGAAGAAGTAACAGCAGATAATGTAAGACAGGAAGCTGTTTATGGAGATGAGCTTAAGTATGAGGAAGAACAGGACAAGTTTCCTACTCAACCTACAAGCGATTACACAAAGACAGCTATTAAGCGTATGCCAACAGCGGACTTACAGACACTTGCCTTAGAACAAGGTGTTGAGAACGCAATGGAGCTTACAGGAGCAGAACTTAAAGAACTGTTAATTGAGAAATTAGGGTTATAGGAGCTGAAATTATGGAATACACCACATTAGAGCAAGTTAAAATCAGACTTAAACAATTTCATATTGATACAGTCACAAACGATGATGATACGACATCTGATGTGGTAGTGTTCGATAACAAAGAAGATAATCCGATAATCGAACAGCTTATTAAACAAGCTACAGAAGATGTAAAAGCAAAGAGGAATTATCCCGACAGCTACACAGATGAAATGATAACCGAGGACTTAAAGAAATTTGAGAGCGTTATTGTTAATCTGGCTGTCTACGACCATTCACAAGCTGGTGAGAACTACATGGCGAGTATGAATGAGGGCGGCGTCAACAGAACTTGGAGAGATAGAGACAACTTATTTGTCGGAGTATTTCCATTTGCCAAAGTATTATAACGCCTATAGGGCATTACAGAATATTAAAGAAGATTGTGCGTTACCATTTTACTGATGTCGGCAATATGGTAGCAGGCGGCACACATTAAGGGTGGTGGGCGGTGTGCCATTATTAATTATGAAAGGCGGTATATCAATGCCAATAGCAGTAATTATAAGCATTATTTCAGTTGCTTTTTCCGTCTTTTTCGGACTGTTTACGTTGGGATTTAATCTTAAGAACAACAAAAAGTCTGACAATGCAGAACTTACGGAGCGTGTAAAGGAAAATACACGCATAAATATGAAACTTGACACAATATCAGGCAACACAACAGAGATAAAAAATGAAGTTATAGAAATGAGAAAAGAACTTAATTCTCACGATAACAGGATTATTAAGGTTGAGGAAAGTGTAAAGTCGGCACACCACCGAATAGACGGATTGGAAGCACGACTTAATGAAGATAAGGAGGTATAGCAGAATGGATATAACATCGGTAACAACAGTTGTAGCAATCGTTGTAATTACATATCTGATAGGCTTAGGAGCTAAAGCAATCCCACACATTAAGGATAATTACATTCCTATAATCGTAGGCATTGCAGGCGGTATCTTAGGCATTATAGGTATGTATGTAATACCGGACTTTCCGGCAAATGACATTCTTAATGCAATAGCAGTAGGAATTGTATCCGGATTATCAAGCACAGGTGTTAATCAGATTTATAAGCAGGTAAAGAACAATGCTTGACATTAATAAGCAGGCTATGAAGTATTCACTTCAAGGGCAGACAGTAACTATTTACGAAAGAGACGATGAGGGCAATATTCTTTATGAGGGATATACCGACACAGAGGGTAACTTCATTCCTTATCTTGATAATGAGGGGAATAAGATACCCAAAGTCCTTGAAGAAAAAACAGGTTTTTCAGAGCCGGTCGATTTCAAAGCAAACATATCATTCAGCGGCGGAGAAGCACAAAGCAAGGAATACGGCTTTGATACCGCTGATTTTGACGCTATTTTGTTGACAGATAGGAATACACTACCTGTTCAAAAGGGTGACGTTATTTGGCTTGATAGCAAGCCTACATACACATCTGACAATCTTATTGATGAAACATCAGCGGACTTCACGATTGTAGGCATTAAGCCAGCATTATATTCAACTAAGTATATGCTTAAAGCAGTTGTAAAGTAGGTGGTAAATACGAAGTATCAGACAGACGACTTTTCCGAAAATGGTTCTTTATTTATACAAACAGGCAATGAACAGCTAGTTGGTTCTATCTTTAAAGGAAAGACAGTTCCATCTACGCAAGAGCCAATAAATGAAAGCATAAGACAAGCTATTTCACAAGCAGTTAAGGAGCGTGTTTATGGCAAGACATACAATTAATATATCCTTGTCTGAAAAGTCCGTAAACGAAGCTATCAGACAGCTACAACAATATAAGCAGAGCATACAGTATAAATGCGAATTACTTGTTGAACGACTAGCAGAATTAGGCGACAAAGCGGCAATTATGAGTGTTAATGAAAGTCCATTAGGCAGGACAGTAACATTGAGAATTGACAGGAAACCTATTCAAGATGGCTACCAAGCTATTTTAATTGCTACCGGTAAAACTGTTGAAGTAGAAGATAGAGAGCCATTTTACACGCTATTAGCGATTGAATTTGGTGCTGGTATTTATTACAACGGCGGCAACGAGAACCCAAAGGCTAATGATTTCGACTTGGGTGTAGGAACATACCCGGGGCAAGTCCACGCATTCAGCGACGGTTGGTACTACTTAGGTAATGATAATCAATGGCACTACACGCACGGCGTTAAAGCTACAATGCCTATGTATAACGCTACAATAGAGATTATTAATCAGTATAAGCAGATAGCAAGAGAGGTGTTTAGTTAATGGCGAATGCAAACGATTGGGCGATAGACCTCGAGAATACAGTCACAGCACTTGTCAAGGCTAAAACCCTAACACAGCTTAAAAAGACATATCCAAAGATAGTCATAACCAATGAGGGGGAAAACAGCGGTCAAGCAGCATTCCCAACAGTATACATTCATTTACTGCCAGCAGTTGAACAAGGACAAACGCTTGACGGACAAACAATAAACGCATTGTTAGCAACATTTCAAGTAGATGTTACCACTAACACAAGCAAATCTGATTGTCGCAAGGTTATGGCAGTAATTACAGATACATTCAAGACAATGAGATTCCAAGGCAATGCAATGCCGGAATTTTCAATCAGTAATAAAGTACATAAGAGTACCGCTAGATTCAGACGAATGATAGCGGCAAATGACAGATTAATGTAACAAAGAGCAGAAATGCTCTTATTTTTTTGCAAATTTTTAGGAGGTAGACAAAGCAATGGCAAGTACAAGTTATAAAGCTAGAGTTATCTACAAGGAGCATAGCGAAGATGGCTTTGCAGGTTCATACAAGTTAATGGTTGCGGCTAAGTCGATTTCAGCACCAGTATCAGCACCTAACACAGTTGAAAGCACAACATTTGAAGATGATTCACAGACATTCTTAATGGGTATCAAAACATCTGACGCTAAGACTTACACAGGAAACCTTGAGAAGGCTTATTTGCAGGACTTAATCAAAGCAGAAGGTAAGCAGTTAGACATTATTCAGTTATATGGTTCTGACGGATTAGGTGCGGTTGCTAAGTACGCATTTGTCGGACAGGTAACAGCAACGCCTAACGATGTCTCTGGAACAGATAGTGTTCTTGAAATGACAGTAACAGCAGTTCCTAACACTTCGCCTATCGAATGCACAGACAAGCTTCAAGTTGTCGAAGGTGCTGGTGGCACATTCACAGTAACAAAGGTGGGGGAATGATAAGCCAATCGACTAAATCAAAGGCTGTGTCGATTGGTGGCACAAACGCCAAAACAGCCGACTACACATCATATCTTGATGATGTAACAGAATAATTATTTTAAAAGGTAGGTGCGGTGTAAAATCCGCACCTTTCCCTATATGGACGATAGGGTGGGAAAGGGTAAAAATTATGATGAATATTAATGTAAACGGAAAAGAATACAAAGTTGAGTTCTCTTTTGGTGCGGCAGAGTGCAAAGAGATAGTACAGAAAATGTTTTCTGTTGTTAACGGTTCTTACTTACTTGCACAGACAGATAAAAGTGTTGCACAGGCTTCTTTTGACGGCTTGGCAAATATGACAGCAGATGTGCCAGAGATTTGCATTTTAGCCATTTATGCAGGCTGTATTGACAATAACCCAGTAACTATGAATGAAGCAAAGGAACTCACCAGGGCATATATTACAGAGAAAAGAAAGACAGATAAGAGTTACGGATATAGAACATTGTTTGAAGAAATCAAGAAAGCGATGGAAGATGATGGTTTTTTCGAGCTGTCGGGGATAACAACGATGTTAGAGGAAATGGCGAACAATGTGGAAGAAGCGGCACAGGAGCAGAAGAAGCCGACAGTAGTTCCACAGGACCACAAGAAAAAGCAGACTTCCACAAAATAATCTGGGAAGAATACTTTGTTTTAGCCAGTTCACTAGGCATTAGTTATTCGGATTTTCTTAAAATGACACCTACAAAATTATTACTATACGCAAAAGGTAAAAAGATTGATAGACAAAATCGCGATTCAGAAATGTATAACTGGTTTTTAGTTTACGCAATTCCAGCTATTTCTTGCGGAATAGGTGCGGCATTTAATAAAGATGTACACATTGAATATCCTAAACAGGCTATTTTATCAGAAAGAGCAGAAGAAAGCGAAGAAGATACCTACGACAAAGAGTTACAGCTGATGTTACTCAATGAGCAAAAATGGGCGGCACAGACTGAAAAGAGAGGGCTACCGCCAACAATCCTATAAAGGGGGTTAAAGCGTGGAATTAGACAGTTTAGAAGTCAAAATTACCGGTACTGCCACTAAAGCTATCAATTCTGTCGATAAACTGATAAATCAGCTTACAAGGCTGTCAACATCACTTGCGACTGTGAATGGTTCATCACTAAGCGGTCTTGCGAGTGGTGTTAGTCAGTTAGGTTCTGCTATGCAGAATATGAACGCAGGGACAGCAGATTTTACAAGGCTTGCTAAGAACATCACAAAGATAGGTTCTGTTGATTCAGTTGCCCTAACTAACACAGCTACATCACTTCAAGCTGTCACAAAGGCAGTTGCAAGCATATCAGCTATTCCGCAAAATGCAACACAAGTCACAGAATTTGCAAAGTCACTTGGTAAGCTAGGCAGTAAGAGTATAGAAAACGCCGTTGTAAACATTCCAAAATTGGGCAATGCTTTAAATGGCTTAATGACAACGCTATCAAGAGCGCCAACAGTAAGTCAAAATGTTATTCAAATGACTAACGCATTGGCTAATCTTGCTAGTCAAGGTAGCAAGGTGGGTACTTCTTCAAACTCACTTCAAAAAACGCTGTATGGCGTTTCTACAAGTGCTAGAACAGCAACTAGAAGTAGTTGGAACTTGGCAAGTGCAATAGGTAAGTTTTATGCTACTTATTTTATGGTAATTCGTGGCAGTAAGAAACTTATAGAAGCTATCAAGTCAACAACAGATTACATTGAGGCGTTCAACTATCAAGCGGTTGCATTTGGCAAGATTGGCTCGGAGTGGGATAAAGATTACGAAAAGTACGGCTATGATAACGCAACAGCATATGCAGAAAGTTTTAAAAGTAGAGTAAATGATACTCTTGGAAAATTATCTGGCTTAAAAGTTAATGTTCAAGGCGGATTGCTTGAAGAAAGCGGAGCAAAGAACTTAGGACTTAACATACAAGAGATAACACAGTATGCTTCACAGTTAGCTTCCGTTACTAACTCACTAGGACAGACAGGCGAAGCAACAACGGCAATAACAAAGTCAATGACAATACTTGCAGGCGATATAAGCTCACTTTTTAATGTGGACTATTCAACAGTAGCACAGAACTTACAAAGCGGCTTAATCGGTCAATCAAGGGCATTGTATAAGTATGGTATTGATATTACTAATGCTACATTAGCGACATATGCTTATAACTTAGGCATATCAAAGTCTGTATCAGAAATGACACAGATGGAAAAACAGCAGTTAAGAGTGTTAGCAATATTAGATCAAAGTAAGGTATCTTGGGGTGATTTAGCTAATAGACGGAAGAAAGCTGATATAACTTATCTTCCAAGTGTTGCATAAGAATAGAAATATCTTATGACAATCGGGCAAAATCGGTGAAGGCTAAAGTTTTCAACTATGCTAATACCGAGATAACTCAATAGATTGCGAACAGGCTATTGAGTATCGTAACGAGTAGGAATTGAATAAATATAATATTCCCAAGAGTGTCCGACACTACTGTATATAGGACAGTATGAGGTGGAAGTGGCTACCACCAAACCAAACGTAAAAACGTGGGTGATAATGTACTCTGAACTTATAGGAAACTATAAGAAGTATAGGATAAAGAGCCTATACGATAACAAATTTGACAATCAACTCCCCAAGTAACATGTTGCGCCAGTTCAGCAACAATATGAAAGAGGTAGGAATGGTAGCAGGACAGCTATTTATCCCGATTCTTTCAAAGGTTATGCCAATAGTAAACGGAGTAACTATTGCAATCAAAAGATTATTAGTCAACCTTGCTTCTTTAATGGGGGTTAAGATTGACTTTGAGAGCTTCGGACAAAGTGGCTATAAAGACACATCAGACGGCTTAGAAGATATTTCAGACGGCTACCAAGATGTAGCTGACTCAGCTAAGAAAGCTACACTATCCCTTATGGGATTTGATGAAATTAATAAATTACAGGATGATACAAGCTCAAGCAAGAGTTCAAGCGGTGGCGGCGGTAGCACTATTGATTTGACAGATGATATCGCTAAGGCGGCGGCTGATTATGAAGCGGCATGGAATAAAGCATTTGCCAATATGGAAAATTCGGCAGTTGCTTGGGCTGATAAGATAGAGAAAGCACTTGAACCTGTTAGGAAGATATTTAAAGACTTTGCAATCGGGGATTTCTATGCAGCAGGACAAGATACATCTAACCTTGTGGCAGGAATTTTTAATTGGTTTGCAAAGGCTATAGATGATGTTCCTTGGTATACAATTGGACATAATATAGGAGAGTATTTAGCTGGACTTAATTGGGTTGAAATCTTTTCAAGCCTTGGCAATGTGTTATGGCAAGCCATTAAAGCAGTTATCGAATTATGGAGTGGTTCATTTACGGCAGCGCCAATTGAAACAACTTTAATAACGGCTATAGCGGCATTGAAATTTACAGGCTTAGGAAGTGTTTTGAAAAAGAAACTTGTTACAGTAATAGGAACAAGTATTAAAGGTGCTTTAAAATCATTCGGAACAGGCAGTATAATATCAGGAATAGGTGGATTACTTACAACAGATATAGGCACTATTATAGGAGCAGGAACAGCAACAGAAATAGGCTTAACTATAGGTGCTGGAATAGTAGGTGGAATAGTAGCCGCTATTGCTGGATTTAATTTAGGCAATTGGCTCAATGAAAAATTAACAGGTGAGAAAATAGATATGTCAATGTTTGACCAAATAGCATATCTTATAAAAGCACCATTTGAAGATTTACCTAGCTTTATTGACGGAGTGATAGAAACTATCACATTCGGGCATAAAGATGATATAGCAAATTGGTGGACTACAAGTGTTGCACCGTGGTTTACTAAGGAGAAATGGGGAGAACTGGGAGACAATATAAAAACATCTTTAAGTGAAAAATGGAACAGTTTTTCAGATTGGTGGAGCAATACAGCTATTGTTAGCTGGTGGAATAATAATGTTGCACCGTGGTTTGAAAAAGATACATGGGTTGACGCTGTTGACGGAATGAAATTAGGAATACAAGAAAAATGGGATTCAATCGTTGGTTGGTGGAACAGTCTTGCAATTGTTTCTTGGTGGAGCAATGATGTGAAACCGTGGTTTACTAAGGAAAAATGGGAAAACTTGGCTGACGGAATTAAAAAAGGCATTCAAGGAAAGTGGGATGATGTTGTAGATTGGTGGGATAGCAAACCAGCACTTCAACGCATTTCTGTAGCTATCGAAGATTTTAAAACTAAGATACAGAACGCTTGGAACAGCTTTAAGCAGTGGTGGAATGATTTAGGACTTGAATTTCCACACATTGATACACCACACTTTAAGATTGACGGAGAATTTAGTCTTGCACCGCCTAAAGTACCAAAAGTCAGTATTGATTGGTATGCAAACGGCGGATTCCCAGGCAAAGGACAATTGTTTGTCGCAAACGAAGTTGGACCCGAAATGGTTGGTACTATGGACGGAAGAACAGCAGTAGCCAATCAGCAGGAAATCACAACAGGTATTGCCAACGCAGTTTATCCAGCGGTTTACAATGCAGTTGTAGCGGCTATGTCAGAAGCTAACAACAATGTAAACATAACATTACAAGGTGACGCAGATAAGCTGTTTACAATGGTACAAGATAAAGCTAATAACTATACTAATATGACAGGGCAAGCAGCCTTTCCGTATTGATAAGATAAAAGTATTGTGTTATTCTTTTACTATATATAAAAAGCAAAGGGGTAACGCAATATGGGAGATAAGAAACAGAAAAAGAAAGATAGTAAACTTAGCATAGTGGCAGCGGTTATGGCACTTTTTACTTTTACAATTCCAGTAGCACTTATATTAGCTATTGTGGATTTGACTAAAAGCAAAGGGAATAGATCACAAAGGCATTTAGGTTCTTATTTTGCAATTATATTTTCGATATTAATGTTAATAGTAGTAATTGACAGAAATGGAAATAATAACAATGCAGACGGCATAAATGTCACTAAACAAGCTGCTACAACAGAACAGAACACAGATACAGTTACATATGATAATACAACGCTTAAATATCTTAAGCATGATGTAATTACAGATAGCAATGACAGAGAAGTTCTTGTTGTTTATTTTGACTTTGCAAACAATTCAGAAGATAACACAGCCTTTGCATATAATTATAATGTTACATGTTTTCAGAACGGCAAAGAACTCGACTATCCGTTAGTTAGTTTTGACATTGACGAATACAATAATATTGCAAGAGAATTACAGACAGGTACAAATATTACAGTTGCAAGGATATATATACTAGAAGATAAAAGTAATGTTGATTTAGAAGTAACGTCACTGGGAGATGATAAAAAACTTATGAAATTAACATTAGAATTACAGTAGAGGAAATATGTATGTCAGTAAAAAAAGAATTGAATGAAATGTTAGAAGCAATAGGAGTGAAGAAGAAACAACAGCCAGAGCCTCAACAGCCATTAAATCCTAACTTTAAAGGAGTGTACAGAGCGACGGAAAACGGATTGGTTGAAGTATATTGTCCAAGATGTAGTAGTTGGGATTGTTCTCACACGCAGATTACAACAACTGTACCGCAGAAATCCAAAACAAGATATACTGTTAATCTGAATCCTTTAAGACTGTTTACACTGGTTAATGAGAAAGAGAAGATTAAGCAACAGGGCGGAACTTATTCACAACATAGGTTTATGTGTAACAGATGTGGGCTGATTTTTTGGTAAACAAAAGGCTGCCAGCCCGACAACTGACAGCCAAAAGTCACAATACCACTTAAACAAGCGGTACAGATATTATATAACACTAATTGAATTAATGCAATAGAAATATTAAGGAATGTATCAGAAATGGTGCATTCCTTTTTTAATGCCTTGAAAGGGGTGGTTTGATTGATTGACGCAGTTGTGATTGAGGGAGTTAGGTTCCCAGTAGCATATAACGGCTACACATACAGTAGGAATAAGATATGGTCTAAAAATACAGGAAGAAATGATTATGGGGAAATGGTTGGCACAATCGTGGATATCAAAGACAAAGTAGAGCTTCAATTACCGCCATTAACAGGTGAACAGGCACTATTACTTGATAATGTAGTCAGCGACGTAGATAACCCATTTCCAACAGCACAAGTCTTATTTTTAGGTGGTACACAAAAGGAAATGACAATATACACAGGAGATGTAACATATCCGTATCTTACAAGGGCGAAGAATGAGGACGGACTAATAGTCGGAGCAAAATTAAGCTTAATTCAGAAATAAAGGAGAGTTCCACATGAAACTTAAAACGAGTGAGTTAATAGACAGATTTCAGAGTTTAAGTAACATATCGCACGACAAGACTACAGGCAGAATTGCTATGGCTGTCATGTGCAATATTAAGGCATTGGAAGAACTGTACAAAACAACGCTACAGACCATAGAAGATACCAAGGTTAAGTATGCAGATAAGGACGACAGCGGCAATCCAGTTATCAACGATAATCAGTATCAGGTTACATCAGAGAACTTAAAGAAGTTACAGGAAGAATTGCAGGAAATCAATGAACAAGAGATTGAAGCGCCTGACATGACAATGCTTCCTATGGATGCATTCGATAAATGCGAAGAAATTACACCAGCTAAATTATACTCAATTGAATTTATGATAAGCCATTAATTAATCAATAAAGGCGGTGTAGAATGAAGATATTAGACACAGCTATGACGGAAATTGTTAAGGGAAATAGTGCAAGATACTATTCCAAGTATGTTGTTGATGGAAAAGAACATACTGAAACGCTTAACAATTTCAAGTTTCAAAACATGATAAATCCCAATAATGAAATTACGATAGGTAACACTTGCAGTAGCGGTGTTACCTTTTCTATTTATATGCCAACAACAAGCCTTGAAAATAAGGAGATTGCCATATTTGAGGGTGTTAAGGTTGACACAGAGATTGAGTATATTCAGTTGGGAATATTTACAGTTACTAAGCAGACAAGTGACGGAGAATACACAAGCTACGAAGCATATGACAGAATGTATAAGGCTGACATGCCTTACTTCTCGGATATGGCATTCCCTAGCACTGACAAAGCTATTCTTGGTGAGATATGCGGCAAGTTAGGTATATCTTTAGCAACAAATATAGTCACAACACATACTATCAGCGACAAGCCACAAGGATATACCTACAGAGAAATTATCGGTTATATGGCTATGCTACAAGGCTGCAATGCAGTAATTAATTCTGACGGAAACCTTGAATTAAGATGGTATAAGGATAGTGGTTATGTACTTGACGGACATAAGTATTATCAGCAGGGCGTTACATTTACAACAAGTAAGGATTTTGTCATACAAAAATTAACTTGTAACAATACCAAGAGCGGTTCCACGGAACAAAGCGAGATTACTACCGGTGACGGCACGACAGGATTAACATTTGCGAATCCATTTATGACGCAAGAAATCCTTGATGAGATCTACAAGAAAATAGGTGGTTTTACATTTAGACCGCTTACAGTTAAGTTTGTCGGTGATTACCGGCTAGAAGTTGGTGACATTATTACTGTTAATAAAGCTGGCGTTGATTACAAAGTGCCCGTAATGCAGATTGCACATGAATGTGACGGCGGACTTATGGATACAATTACATCTATAGGTAAATCTGATACAGAGAATACAAGTGTAGCTTCTGGTCCTATTACTAAGCAAATGGAACGGTACTATGCCGACTTGATACTTGTAAATAAAGCGCTTATTAATAAACTATCTGTTGATGAAGCTGATATCAGATACGCAAGCATTGAAACCTTAAAGGCTGTTAATGCTGATATTGATAACCTTAAAACAAATAAATTAGATGCAACATATGCAGATATCATCAATGCTAATGTGGAAAGCCTTAAGGCGGCTAATGCAGAGATAATCAAACTTAAAGCTAATTCATTAACGGCGGATGTAGCGGATTTAAAGTATGCACAAATTGATTTCGCTAATGTCAAAGGACAAGTTGTTACTACTTCACTTATTAAAGATGGTGCAGTAACCAATGAAAAGGTGCAAAGTCTTTCTGCAAACAAGCTGACAGCTGGTATTATTGATGCAAGCAAGATTACAGTTACTAATCTTAATGCTGATAACATTACAGTAGGTACAATCAATGGCAAGCGTATCGGAACAGGTTCTTTATCTCTGGATAAATTAGCCGAGGAAGTACCGACAAAAGAATATTTAGACAGTGTACAAGAAGAGTTACAAGGTCAGATTGACGGAAATATCGAGACATTCACTAAGACAGAAATACCTACTCTTAATAATGAGCCGGCTGTTAATTGGACTGATAATGCCACAAGAAAGAAGCATATAGGCGATATCTGTTATGTGGTTAATCCTACCTCAAGTGCAGATGGATATTCATACAGATTTGCCAATACTGGTACAGAGCAAGCACCTGTATATGAATGGGTACTGATTAAGGATAGTGATGTTACTAAGGCATTACAGGACATTATTAACATTAATGGCGAGATTACTGGAATTAAGAAGTTCAATGTTGAAATTAGTTCATGGAAAACTGATACAGATAGTGAATTATCAAGCCTTAAGACTCGAACAACCAACCTTGAAACTGATATGGGTAACAAGGTTAATACTACGACATTTAATGAGGTTAAACAGACTGTTGATAAAAATAGTGCTACTATAACCAAAATGTCCGAAACCCTTAGTAAAAAGGCTGATAGTAGTACAGTTACCGCATTGAGTAATACTGTTAATAGCATTAAACAGACAACAGACAGTAACACATCAAGCATATCAAAACTTACAACCGTAGTTGAGAAAAAAGCTAATCAGGATGAAGTTACAAGCATATCTAATAAGCTGACAACTGTTGAACAGAACTTAAATGGATTGACAGTTGATATTACAAATCAGTACCAGTACATTGACAATCAGCTTAATGGCAATCATAAGATATATGAGATTACACATGCACCTACTAAGGATAACTACCCTGCTAATGAATGGAGCATACAGATATATCCAAGCGATGATAGATATCCTAGTGATAGCACATGGGAGTATACAGAAGATGAGTATGAGAAGTATGTTGGAACTATTGCATATTGGAAAGACCAACAAAGAGCATGGCGATTTATAAGAAAGTCTGACGGAACGCATGATTGGGTGGAAATCAGTGCAACAGAAACAACATATCTTCTTAATCAGAATGCTTCATTAAGAATTGATGTGAACAATATAAGTACAAGTCTATCTTCTCTTACAACTAATGTTCAGAACAATTATAGCACTACAACACAGATGAACAATGCTATTACACAAGCAATAACTAAGGAAAGTAATAGTATTAAGCTAGAAGTATCTGGCACCTATGCAACTAAAAATGATATTAATAATCTGCAAATTGGTGGAGTCAATAGATTCATAAAGAGCACTGTAACTCCTAATAAGTATATAACAGCCACTGGCATAATAACAGATGGCGGTAACTATTGGGATTTGACGGACTACATAGATGTGTCTAAGTGGAAAAACTATGTAGCGAGTGGATGGACCAATCTGGGTAATGCACCGGCTACTTGTTTTTATGACAGCAATAAAAAGTTTATCAGCGGAGTAGCAGATAAATCTACTGGAGTAAGAGGTTCTCTGCCAGTTCCTTCTAATGCTGCATATATGCGTTTTAGCTTTGCACATGTAGATACAAACAAGCTAAAAATAGAAAAGGGTACAAAAGCTACAGATTATTCTCCAGCACCAGAAGATATTGATGTTAAGTTTAACAATTATGCTACAACAGCAAGCCTTGAAGCATACATTAAGAAAGACCCAACGACAGGGGAACTTAAATCTGCAATTGAAGCTATTGCAGATGATATAACACTTAATGCAAGTGGAACAATTAATATTAGTGGTAATAAGTCTGTTAATATCAATGGTAATCTGTTCACGATTACATCTACTAATACTACTATTTCAGCAGACGGAACTATAAGATGTGATAACCTGATATCGAGCAATGCGAAAATAACAGGTGGAAGCATAAATATAAACACAAGCGGAAAAAATAGCTCTTACATGACTTTAAATTATGATAACTACACTGGTAGATATAGTCCTTATGAGACCGAACATATTGATGGAACATACAGTGCATCTTTGGGGGCTCAAACCTTAAACTTTTTCCTGACTAATGGTAAGGTACTTGCTACATATGATTGCAATGGTGTATATCTAACACATGATGACTACCAAACAAGCTTAACTAAAAATTTGCGTCTGAATGATGGAGATTGTTATGTGTATGGATATTATTATATAAGCTCTGGTGGGGCATGGGTTGAATTGTCAGAGTGGATTAAACAAAAATTAGGTATATAAATCCGCACAGCGGTAGAAAGGAAAACAATATGTTAAGTATAACAAAGACAACAAACTTAAGTGGAACATCAGTGATTAATGGTCAATCAGCTATGACAATGTATGCGGCTATACCGGAAACTGGTTCATTGACAATTAGTCAGACAATTACTAACAAGGAATTGTATCTTGCAAATCAGACGCAGTGTGATAATGATTATGAAAATTTCAAATCGGAAGTCAATAAGCTATTACAAGTAAGCACTGATAATCAAATAAATACTAATAATGAGGAGGTATAAAAATGACAGTAAACGTAGCTATATTTAACACAAAAAATAATATTGTAAAAGCAGTAAACGAAAGTGGACTGCCTCTAAGTATTATATCTCTAATATTTAAAGATATATTATCAGAGATTGATAGCAAAGCACAAGAAGAATTAAAACAGGATTTGCAGAAAATGCAAGAAGAAGAACTAAGTAAACAAAAAGAACAAGAAGAACTTGAAACTGATACGGATAACAAGGAGGAATAATTATGAGCTTAACTGGATTTCTTTCGTACAGCCGTGTAAACTGGCAACAATCGCCAAGTAAGAGTACTCCCTGGAATGCGACAAATCTTAATATTATGGACGCAGGTATTAAGAATAACAACGACATGATTAGCAATCTTCGTGATGAAGTTACGCAACTAAACAGTAATATTGACGTTAAAAACTCTTTTTGCAAAAATATTGCAAGTGTAGATGGTACTCTTGAAGGTTATGGCTATAATTATTGCTATTATAATAAATCTACCAAAACAGGGATTTTATACTATGCCTCCAAAATTGAAACACAAGATTCTACACAGAATAATTTTACAGGATATTATGACATAGAAACAGTTCTTGAAAATATGGGTATTAGCTTTAGTAAAGTATTGGAAAGTAATTATACTCCTTATGATGCCACAGGTGTAGTTCGAGCAAAGTTGATAGGCTATGGAACAACATTGTTATATAGCTCTGCAAGCCAGCATTATGCTTTTGCTCGATATTATACAAAAGATGGTAATAAAGGAGCATGGGCTACAAGCGAATTCCAAAAGGGTGATTATATTACAGGCTCACTTATATTTAGTTAAGTTTCAGATACTGCCTTAGTAATTGCACCGGTGCATTTAATATTATTGCAGTTTAGTCGCGGAATGAGCAATTAGTAAGGTTGGCAGTGCCGCATAACATTAACAATATAATATTCGCAATCAAGCACCCCAGCGGAAACACTGGGGTGCTTTTTTGATACACATTTTTCTAAATTTAGGAGGTAAATTCATGAGTAAATTATTCGGAATTGACACATCAAGGTGGCAGGGAGACTTTGATTTTAAAAGTGCAAAAGATAATGAGAATGTAGACTTTGCCATTATCAAGGCAGGCGGTGCTGATGATGGCTTATACGAAGATAGAGAGTTTGAGAACAGTTATAACAAGTTGGAAAGTGCAGGAATCCACAAGGGAGCCTATTTCTTTGGCAATGCATTAAGTGCTGATGAAGCTGTAAATGAAGCCCGATATTTTGCACAGCTTTTAGCAGGTAAATCATTCTGCTACCCAGTATTCTATGATGTTGAAGCAGGCATGGTTACTGGTAACGACCTTACAGACGTTATTATGGCATTCCTTGATGAAATGAGAAATGCAGGATATAAGAATGTCGGCTTATACTCATACGAGAACTGCATTAACAATTATGTAGACATTTCAAGAGTAAAAAAAGCTGGTTATGCCGTTTGGGTAGCAAAGTATTCAGATACAGAACCTAGAATTGCCGTTGATTATGATATATGGCAGTTTGGCGGAAGTGTTAATTATCTTAGAGACACACAGATTAACGGACAGACAGTAGATCAGAACTATTGTTATACTGATTATTGCACAGACCATGTAGTTGAAGAAATCACAGTGCCAGACTATGAGCCAGTGCCAGACACTAAGTATCATAAAGGCGATACAGTTAAGGTTATTAACGCTATCCAGTATGATAATGGCGAGCCATTCAGCACTTACTATGATGAGTACAGTGTTTTATCGGCTAGTGGCAGAAGAGTTGTTATCGGTGTTGACGGCGTAACTACTGCTGCTATTGACGAGGATAACATCAGCCTTGTTAAGTGCATTTATGACAATGACAATGATGTCAACACGGATACAGTAAGTCGCGGTGACGGCAAGAAAGTCAGAGTGCTTGATAACATTGATTATGACGGCGTGAGATTTGCGACATATTATGATGAATATGATGTAATTGAAGAGGATGGAGACAGAATTGTTATAGGTATCGGTACAACAATCACAGCCGCTGTCAATATTGCTAATCTTGAATTTGTCGGCGGTGCAAGTTCTGATGATGCGCCTACAGATATCCCATTCAGTGAAGATATTGAAGAGGGTAGTACTGTAAGATTTGTCGGTGATACTGATTATGATGGCACACCTATTAAGGCTTGGTTTGATGAGTATACAGTATCAGAAAGAAGTGGAGACAGAGTTGTGCTTGTACATGGCGGAGAATTATTCGCAGCGGTCAATGTAGCTGATTGCGAATTAGTCTAACCTTAATAAAAATACCGGGAGTGCAATGCTCCCGGTAATATTTTAATTATTCAAATCTATCATAACAGCCATAACAGCAGGAATGGTTATTATAGTTCCGTTTGTTTTCTTAAATTCCATACCACCCTCAAGAAGCGTTCCATACATTGTCACATTATCGCCAACAAGCAAATTATAATCAAAATCGTCTCTATAATATGTCAAAACAACAGTATCATCATTATTGCCATTAACAGCTAAATAATAGCAAGCAATATATTCACTGGATTCTTCGCCAGTATGCGTATTTCCATCTTTATCTTCAACCTCTCCATCATATTTTAATTCTGCTACAATATTGCCTGTCAACTTGAATTCTTTATCAATATACTTATTAGGTGTACGCTTGAGCATTTCAACAGTTATATCGTCAGGGTATACACTCTTGTCTCTTGATAATAATGTTTCTTGTTCTGTCTGGACTTCACTGGTACTTTCAGCATTACTATCAGAAGTACCATTCTGACACGCTACAAGGCTCAATAAGCACATAACAAGCATAACGCTTACAATTCTCTTTGCCATAGACAAATCCCCCTTAAATTTAATTTTACTAATCATATCACAATATGCATAATTTGTCGAATGTTGTCGAAACTTGCGATATCTTTAAGTTGATTTTTACATTATCAGTATTTATAATAATAATTGTCCGAGAGAGTTCGGACAGAATCTTCAAGTTTCGGCTAGGTGGCACTGTTTGATTGGCGTTGGCAGTGTCACCGCTGAAAACTGTTAATCTACTGGGGGTAGGTTGACATGCAAGAACAGATGTTCTATAATAACACCATCGCTACCAGCGTTATATCGTGCAATAAGGGGGATATATGGAGAATGAGGAATATAAGCAAAAGATTATCGGATTAATAGAAAAAATAGAAAATACAGGTACATTAGAGTACCTGTATTCATTCATAGAAAACTTTTTGAAGAGGTGGGGGTAAAACCCTACTTCTTTTCTTTTCGAGATAACATAACATCTATCATATCTAATATCGTTTCTTTATCTCTTTGTTCTAACATAGAAAACTTCCAAAGTAAATCAACATCTTTTTCAGCTTCTTTTGAATTATCCTTACGGATTGGCGAAACATCAAATCCCATTAGCCACGCTTCTGACACGTTCAAAGCCATTCCTAAGACAACTAGCTTTTCTTGGCTAGGTTCAACTTTGCCTGATACATACTGGCTAATATCAGATTTATTCATCTTGATATTGTATTTCTTACAATATGGTAATGATAAATTCAAAATATCAACTTGCTTTAACTTCCGTTCATTCATTAGCTGTTTAAGCCTATCTGATGTAATCTCTTTCATCTTAGTTATCCTCCTTTCTGTTGATAATATACCATTATTTGAACAAAAGTTCAAGATGTAAAACTAAAAAAGTAAAAAATATTGAACTTTTTATTGACATATTAATTTAATAATGCTATTATACAATCAGTTCAAAACATTGAACAAAAAACGGAGAAAGGAGAAGAATTGGAATGGCTTTTAATTACAGTAAGTTAAGAGGTCGCATAATTGAAAAGTACGGAAGTCAGACGGACTTTGCCAAGGCGTTTGGATGTTCAGACAGGACTTTATCACTTAAAATGACAGGCAAGCGACCTTGGAAACAGATTGAAATTTTAAAAGCAATTAAATTATTAGATTTATCAGAAGATGATATACAGGATTATTTTTTTGCTTTAGAAGTTCAAAATATTTAACTTTTAGAAAGGAGTAAGAATGGCAAGCTTTATTGATGAAGTAGAGAAAAGTTATCTTAATAGTCTTAAAGACAACTTATGCAAAACCTGTGAGGGAGCTGTATTTATGGAGAAATATTTTTCTTCAAGGTCTGCTATCTCTGAATTAGAGAATAAAGTTTTATCAGAACTCAAAGATAGCAAACTAACAGTTGCGGAAATGATTGGTTTTTTAGAGTATATGAAACAATCTATTAAAAACCACTCATTTCTTCCCCAAGAGAAAGAACACTGATACAGCATTCTTTATCAGAGGTAATGTTACCCTCTGGTATTTCCTTAGCAGTCTTGAGTATAGATAATACTTTGTCAGAGTAAGGATATTCAAGACCGCAGTTAGGGCAAACAATCTTGCTAGTAGATATATCTTCGTTAACAGTATATCTGCTATAACAAGTGCAAGTTATTTGAAATTTTAGAAGCATATTTACACCACCTTTCTTTATTTAGTAAAGGAATTATAACATAAAAAGGAGATAATAATAACAATGAATGAAATTCAAATTAATTTATTAAAAGATTACATACTTGAGGATTTAGAGAAAACAAGAAAAAGCGACATATCTGCAAAAGAAAAAGCAGAATTGGAAATTTCAGCTTTAAGAGCACTTGTAGAGTTAGAAAACAGTCCAGTAGCCGCAAAAATTGACAAGGTTTATGAAAATTTCACGGCACAGAAAAACGAAGTGGATATTAATAAAAATTTTTATGATAAGGTTGCTGAATATTGCGGCGAAAGAAAAATGCCAATATCAGCATTTGAAAAAATGTGTAGCATTGGTAATGGAACGTGTGGTCGTTGGAGAGATAGTATGTCTTCACCAACATTAACTACTATACAGAAGATTGCAGAAGCAACAAAAATTCCGATTGAAAATTGGGTCAGATAAGAAAGGGTACATTTATGGAGCTACAGATTTTTAGCAATTCAGAGTTTGGAGAAATCCGAACCATTACTAAAGATGATGAGCCTATGTTTTGCTTGGCTGATGTGTGCAAGGCATTGGAAATATCAAATGTAAGTCAGCTAAAAACAAGACTTAAAGAAGATGGGGTCATTACTAATGAGGTAGGGGTACAGACAGGTATTAAAGCTGATGGCACTCCAGCGATTCAGAAAGTAAGAATGAACTTTATCAACGAGAGCAATCTTTACAAGACAATCTTTCAGAGCCGTAAAGAAAGTGCAGAGAGATTTACAGAATGGGTTACATCAGAAGTCCTTCCATCAATCAGAAAGAACGGCGGCTACATAGCAGGGCAGGAAACAATGTCTGATGAAGAACTCATGGCAAAGGCACTTCTTGTAGCCAATAACAAGATAGCTGAAAGAGATAAGATAATCGAACAGAAGCAGGCAAGAATTGAGCAGATGAAACCTAAAGAGATTTTTGCAGACGCAGTAGCAACAAGCCATACATCAATCCTTGTTGGAGATTTAGCAAAGTTGATTTGTCAGAACGGTGTGCAAATCGGGCAGAAGCGATTATTTGTATGGTTAAGAGATAAGGGCTATCTGATCAAGAGCGGCAGTTCTTACAATATGCCAACGCAGAGGTACATTGAGCAGGGGTTATTTGAAATCAAGGAAAGCAACCTTGTTAATCCAGATGGAAGCGTAAGAATTACACGCACACCAAAGGTAACAGGCAAAGGGCAGGTTTACTTTGTTAATAAGTTCTTGAAAGGAGATAACAGTGTTTCCGTTTGACGATTCATTAACTTTTGATGAAATACAGGACATTACAAGACATGAAAGCGAGAGGGTTATTGCTGTTACAGGCGGCAAGGTTAGTGACATAAACTTGATTAACGAAATCTGCATAGATTTATATTTACAGATAGAACACGAAGTCGGGCGTCGTTTTAGCTGTATTAAGCGTGATGATTTAGCAGATGTGCATGAGTTTATTGATTCTTACGAACCGCCATTGTGCCTAATGAAAAGGATAAAAGAATATGAAAGAAAAGATAATTAACATATCCGCAACACTGGCAGGAATCAGTCTTATAGCGTTGATTCTAAGGCCGGTACAACCGCAAGCGAAGATTAATCAGCAGAGTGCAGTGTTAAGTGAATGCTACAACTCACATGCTGATTATAAGGTTGAAACTGGAGAGATAAGTGTTGATGAATATGAGTTATCGCTCATGGCACATTTGCTGATGGGTGAATGCGGAGCGACATGCAACGATGATGAAATGCTATATCTTGCAGGAGCCGTTGTTTTGAACCGAGTACAGAGTGAGTATTTCCCTAACAGCATTGAAGAAGTCATCTATCAGTCAGGGCAATATCAATGTACAGAGCTTATGAACAGCGGATTCTATAAAGAGCCAACAGAAAGATGTTGGAGAATAGCAGAAGAATTATTAATAAGCGGATATGACATACCTAGCAATGTGTTGTATCAAGCTGAATTTAAACAAGGTAGCGGTGTTTATAAGAAAGTGCAGAATATGTACTTTTGCTACAAGTAAGGAGTGTTTATGGAAGCAAGGATAAGAGAAGAAATGTTCAACTTAGGTATTCTCTCTAATAAAAGAGGTTACATCTACATAATTGAAGCTGTTAAACGCTTTGGAAATTTTACATCAATGGAAAATATTTATAACAGTATTGCTAAGGCAACAAATAGGTCGCCAGCATCTATTGAAAGGTCAATTAGAACAGCCATTAAATCGGCTGACCATGACCTATCAGCATGGAAGAATTATGACTGCCTCACAGCAAGAGGGGTTATAACAACGATGTATTACAGATGTAAGGAGAATGCCAATGAGTAGCATAAAAAGAATCATAAAACTTAACAGAAATAGACAGAGAGCTATAAAGGAAAAGGATTTTAGAAAATTCTATACTTTCAGCTGCAAAATCCATTTGATTGAAAGAATGGATAAAGTACCAATAGGAAGTTACATATTAAAGTAAGGAGAAGAAAGAAAATGGAAAATGCAATAAATAACAACAATATCACATTAGTAGGAGTAGTTGAGAAAGAGCCAGAGTACTCACATGAGGTATTCGGAGAGGGATATTACATATTCATGCTCAAGTGTTCAAGAACAAGTGGTAACAAAGATACATTACCAGTAATGATATCGGACAGACTTGTTGATATCAGAGAAATCAAAGTAGGACAGGTTGTCACAGTTTTAGGACAGATAAGAAGTTTTAACAGACACATTGATGATGTGAAGAGCAAGCTGATTTTATCTGTGTTTGCGAGAGAACTTGAAATACTGGCACAGGACGCAACCGAACTACCATTTGAGGAAAATATTAATACAGTTATACTTGATGGTTTCGTATGCAAACCGCCTGTATACAGATGTACTCCAAAGGGCAGAGAGATTGCAGATATCTTGGTAGCAGTAAACAGACCATATGGCAAATCAGATTACATACCATGTATAGCATGGGGAAGAAATGCGAGATTTGCAGGTGGGCTTGAAGTTGGAGAACACATTCAGATTCAGGGAAGATTCCAGAGCCGTGAGTACACTAAAAAGATAAACGACAATGAGATTGAGACAAGGGTTGCTTATGAAGTATCAGTAAGTAAGATTAATTACGCAGAGGAGGGTAAAGCTGATGAGTAGTGATATTACAGTTAGAGATTTAGCAAGTATGGCTATTGATGAAGATGTGGTATGCCAGATATGGACACCGCGATGCGGAACAGTATTTAACGGTTCGTTTGAGGAAGCTAAGTATTCAGCCTATGCGGATAGGGAAATTGATAACTTCCAAGTTGAAGATGGCGTATTTGTTATGAATATATGATAAGGAAAGGATATTGTTTATGAGAGCAACTTTAAAAAGAGTAGTACTTGAAAACTTTATGTGTTATGCACACGCAGAGTTTGATTTTTACGCCATTACAAAGATTATGGCTAAGAATGGTAAGGGTAAGTCAACTATTGCCACAGCTTATCTGTGGTGCTTGTTTAACTGTGATTATGAATTAAAGGATAATCCGGTTGTCAGACGAGAGGTTGACGGAAAGTCCGTTGATGATATGGACACAAGCGTTGAACTTACACTTGATGTTGACGGAAAAGAAATAACCATGAAGAAAGTACAGAAGCGTACTTATGGGGAAACTGTAAAGGACGGCGTTGTTGTGACAACTGTAAGCGATACTAACTCATATTACATCAATAGCGTGCCAAAGACATTAAAGGCATTCAATGAATATCTTGATGTTAATATGAATATTTTCAAAATGTGTAGCAATATCAATGTATTTCTTACGCAGAAGCCAAAGGAAATGAGAGAATATCTTTTCAGTTTAGTAAAGAAAACAACCGACCTTGATATGGCAAAATCTAAAAGCGAACTTGCCGAATTAGTACCACTTCTTGAAAAATACACATACGAAGAAATACGTGCTATGAAAAATAAAATCAAAAAAGATGTTGATGATAATGCCGAAAAGTTAAAAGGGCAGATTGAAGAGAAAGAGCGTGATGTGCAGCTTAAACAGGCTATTGATGTATCTGACCTTGAATTACAGAAGAACAGCCTTAAAGAACAGATTGCTGATTGTGTGGCAAAGCAGACCAACAATGATAAGCTGATGGCTGAATATGACAAGGTTAGTTCGGATATTCTTAATCTCAAATTTGAACTTGGCGATATGTCACGCAAAGCTAATGAAGAAAATATCAAGGCTAGGAGAAAACTTGAATCACAGATTAGTAACCTTAATTATGTGATTGAGGATAGCAAGAAGTCAATCAGCAACGCAGAAGATGTTGTTAGTTTTGATAAGGACAAGATAGCTGAATATCAGAAAACACTTGATGATAGCAGAACCGAATGGAAAGCTGAAAAAGAGCGTGTATTTGACGAGAATAATCTTATTTGCCCTTATTGTAAACAGGAATACCCAGAGGAAAAGAAAGAGAAACTAAAGGCAGATTTTAAGGCACATAAAGAAACTGAACTTAGCAGAATTACCGATAAGGGCAACACAGCTAAGAAAATGCTTGATGAAATCAAAGGATTGTTAGTTGAAGCTGAACAGGAATTGGCTGACAGAAAGCAGAAGTTAGAAAAGCATTTAGTTGATTTAGCAGACCTTGAAAAGCAGTTAGCAGAACTTCCACAGGAAATTGATGTATCAGCTACAGAAGAATACAAGGCACTTGAACAGAAGATTGCCGAAAAAGAAGAAGCTATGCACAAGGCCAATGATATTTCGGCGGTTAAGGCAGAATTAAAGTCACAGGAAACAGCTTTAAGGCAGCAGTTAGCAGAATGTGAAAGCCAGATTGCAAAGTCTGATACGGCAGCAGATGAACAGCGACTTGAAGAATTAAAGCAGACAAGGATTGATTCTGAACAGAATAAGGCTAATGCTGAGAAAATTCTTGATTTACTTGATGAATTAGACAAGGCAAAGAATGAAGCCTTGACAGAAGCGGTAAACAGCCATTTTGGGTTAGTTAAGTGGCAGTTATTTGAATATGCCAAGAACGGTAATTACAAGAGTTGTTGCATACCCACTGTTGACGGAAAGAGCATTTTAACAACTATGTCTAACAAGGGCAATCGCATTTTAGGCAGGGTTGATATTTGCAATTCTATCCAGAAGATTAGCGGCATATCGGTACCTATTGTTTTAGATGATTCTGAAAGCCTTAGTACGGACAATCAGAAGAAAGTTTCTGAAATGGTAGATAGCCAGTTGATCATGCTGATTGTTAATGATAGCGAGAAATTAGAGATTGCGGAGGGATAATATGAAGTGTGAAGACGTATATGTACTTACAGTAAGCGAAGAAGAAGCAGAAGTTATCAAGCGGTTTGTATCGGCAATAGAGAGAATTTCTATCGGCATAGATAATGATGATGTCTGGGATATCATGGGAACTATCACAAACAAACGGACTCCTGGTAATGTAGCAGGCGTAAAAATTATATATGAAGAAAGCGAGGAATAATTATGGCAGAGAATACAGCAGTTGCGGAAAAGAAAGCATTTACCACCTCATTAAGTGAGTGGAGTAATACAATGACAGGACTTATTATCAACGATTATAAGGCTGTTGGAATGGATATGGACGATTATGCAAAAGAGTGTGCTATGGAAGCTATGACAAGCATATTTAATCTTGTTAAGAATGACCCTAAGATTAATATGGGAAATCTTGATACAAGTAATTTGAGAGGCATTGTCAAGCGTTGTGCAAGCCTTAAATTAAATGCTAGTGCATATCCAAGAGAATGTTACTTCCAATTAAGGAGTGTAAAAGTAGGAACTGACCCACAGACAAACAAGGATATATGGCAGAAACAGGTTGAAATGGGAATCGAGGGTACAGGTTATGATTCTTTGCTCGCCAACTATGGAAAAGATGTTAAACAGGTATATCCATATTGGGTAATTAAAGAGGGCGACAAGTACATACCACCTAAGCATAAAGGACTTACAGTTACAGAGCCGGAATGGGAAGAAAACGGATTATCTGATAAAGCGGTAAGAGTTGTATATCCTGTTAAGCTGTTAGACGGAACAGTAACATATCTTTCTGCTGATAGAGACAGCGTTAAGGTAAATCTTTTAGCTCATGTTAAGCAAAACATAATGAATGAGACTTTTGGTATTTGTGAGGATAGATACCACGCAACACCAAAGCAGAAAGCAGAAATTAAGGCTAAGAAAGACGAGATACTTAATGCTTTAAGAGCTTGCAAAACAGTAGATGAAATGCTCGAATGTGAGCTTGCAAGACCTTTTATAAGCGGTGCTTGGCTTGATACTCCAGAGAGTATGATACAGAGAAAAATGTGCAACAATGCAACAAGGAAATATCCTAAGAACTATGACCCAATGGCACGACAGGCACAGGTCGAAATGGACGAGGTATATCAAGTTGCACAGGCTGAAATCGCTGAAAACGCTAATACTGTTGAGTTTATAGAAGATAAGGCAGATGTAGTTGACACCACAGCCACAGAAGCAACCGAAGAGCAGGCAGAAGATAGCACATTACCACCATTTATGCAGGCAGAATAGGAGATTAGATATGACAGTATATGAGTTAATTCAGGAATTAAGTCAGTACAATGCAGATACAGAAGTTAAGTTTCACTGTGAAGCTGAATATGACACTGACGTTGAAGCAGAATTTGACAGAGAGAATGAAAACGACACGCAGGAAGTGACAGTTACAGCAAGTTTTGACGATGATGTAGATTTTGATGATATTGACGATTATGAGCCGATATGCAAGAGAACTTGGCAGAAAGACCCATTCATTGTTATTAATTTATCTTATTAAGGAGAGCTGATATGAGAGTAATTTCACAGACAGGAAAAACAGATGTTCCTTATGAAAACTTTGTTTTTTCAATATTAAATAGTAGTGGTGGAAATTACGGAATTGTTGCAGTTAAAAATGTCGCAGAACCGCCGGAAGTGTTTCTGAACAGTCTTATTGCAACTTATTCCACCGAAGAAAAGGCAATTAAGGCTACGGAAATGCTTAGAAAAGCGTATGAAAATAATGTGTTTTATCATTGCACAGCCGGTTCAAAGCGTTTTGAAGAAGTACAGCGTATTTTGAGCGAGGAACAATTTCGGAAAGCTACAACAGAATACTTTCAGTTCCCACAGGATGACGAAATCGAGGTGTGAGTATGAGATTGAAATGCTTAGGCTCATCGTCAGCCGGAAATTGCTATCTGCTAACTTCCAACAGTGGAGAAATAATTATCCTTGATTGCGGAATCCCGATTAAGGAGATTAAGAAAGGCTTGAATTGGAACGTCAAAGATGTTGTGGGTGTGTTATGCACCCATAAACACCTTGACCATTCGTTATCAGTTTATCCTTTAAGGAGAATGGGAATACCTGTATATGCACCATACATAAGTCAAAAGCCTATGAAAATTGGTAATGGAGATTTTAAAGTACAGGCATTTGACCTAACAACAATAGATGGAAGCTGGACACATACAGACGCAAACGGCGAGCCTTGCCCGATATTCGGCTTTCTGATTACTCACAAGGAAATGGGGAGAATGCTTTATATAACCGATTGCGAGGTTGTCAAGTGGAAGTTTAAAGACATAAACCACATTCTCTTAGGCGTGAATTATGACAAGGATCTAATCGACAGGGATAACACAGGCAAAGCTAATCACGTATTCAGAGGTCACTTATCCATTGACACAGCTTGCGATTTTGTTAAGGCAAATTATTCAGATAACTTGCAGAACGTCATAATGTGCCATCTATCAAGTGAAAATGCTGACAAGGACTTATTCATCGAGAAGATGAAAAAAGTTGCTTGTGGGGCAAATGTAGATGTTGCGGCAGCAGGGAAAATTTGGGATTTAAAGAATCCTAATGAGTGTCCGTTTTAGAAAGGAGATCATATGAATGGTTGGATTATAAGACCTTTTAAGCATTTCTTTTGTGGAATGATTAGAGGACATAAATGGAAGAACACAAGTCCTGCTGATTTGCCTTTTGTGTGTCAGAAGTGCGTTTATTGTGGGAAGGAGCGGCAATGCTAATATTAGCTTTTTATATCATATTTGTTATCGTTATGTTTTTCGCAATGATTAATGACTATGACAATATTGCAGTTACTCCAAGGCAGATATATGAGTGCACAGATCTCAACATATTTGCTTGTGTCTTGGTATTTGTAATTGGATTTGTGATAGACCCATTATTCTACGTATTACATTTTATTGACTGGGCGATGCATTTTGGCAGAAAGGAGCAGTAATGGAAAGATTAACAAAGACTTACTTAGATGGAACACACGGAGCTTCTGATAGCTTACCTTGCGGAGAAAACAGCTACGATTATAAGAATTTGCTGATAGAAAGATTAGGTAAATACGAGGATTTAGAGGAACAAGGCAGACTTATAAAATTGCCTTGCAAAGTGGGAGATACAGTTTGGCAGATAATGGTTGTAGGAGTACAGGGCAAAAATATTAAATATGGTATTTTTAAGGCGATAGTCACAAAAATATCTGTTGATTATCAAATGAATTTTCTGCTTTCCACAATTACAAAATATGAGAAAAGATATAGAAACGAAGTAACATCTACAGCAATTGGAGATACTATGTTTTTTACAAAATCCGAAGCCGAAGCAAAACTGAAAGAATTGAGAGAGGCATGAAATGACAATTAGTGCGTTTTTCAAAGAGAAATATTCAGCAAGAAAAGAGAAATATTCAGCAAGAAAAGATAAAGAAAATATCTATGGTGTTGGAATGAGTGATGCAGAGTTTCGTCATTTTATTATTCAATATTTGTTACCGGAAAATTGGTATGTTGTTGACTCAATAGGGCAGTCACAAGTCAACGAAATAGCTATCAACGAGATTCTAACTAAGTATTCCAAGAAGTTTAGACAGGAGCGTAAAAAATGTTTGAAAGAATTGAGAGGTGGAGAAAATGAATGATTTGATTAGTAAGTCAAGACTAAAGAATGAATTATCAAAAATCCCATCTGAAATGGGACTAATTAAAAAAGCATGGGTAATACAGGCAGTTAATGAGCAAAAAATACAGGATAGCAACAATAACTGCAATTGCCGGCATAATAGCAATTCAAGAGATAATGAGCCTTGTTGCAGGTGCGATAGCAAACAGACCAATGCCGACAGGATAAGGAATATGTCGGATGAAGAGTTAGCAGGGTTTCTTATAACTTTTAAGAACACATTCGGCGAAGAATACGAGGGAGAAGTTAGTTGCGTGGATTGGCTTCAATCAGAAGCAGAATAGGAGAGAGTGAGAGATGATAGCAGTAAATTTATGCCCATATCTGTTACCCTGTGGGTGGTGTACTAAATACGATTGTCCATGTAGTGAATTTAACGAGAAAGGAGATAAGAGCGATGAAAGATAGATATTTATTCAAGGCAAAGAGGACTGATAATGGAGAATGGGTGAAAGGAGCTTTAGTATATGACGATAGGGACAAGTTGTATAGAATAATTACTGAAATTAGCTATTCTACAGGAACTTGCTTAACAGCAGATAATGCCCCAAGAGTTGATGTGTCCACCATCTGCCAATGCACAGGCTTGAAAGATAAGAATGGCAAGTTGATTTGGGAGAATGATATTATCAGATGCAAGGTTGGAACAGCAAAAGTTATATGGGATAAATCAGAATGGCGAATTGAATGGTTAAAAAACAACTTATGGAGAAAAGATTTGTATTATTGGGCGGTTGAAGATATTCAAAGAATAGTAGTTATCGGCAACATTTTTGACAATAAAGAGTTATTGGAAAGTGAGGAAAAGTAATGAATCGCGTAATTTTATGTGGGAGAGTTGTTAGAGAGCCAGAGATTAGATATTCACAGACGGCAAGTGGAAGTATGGCAGTAGCAAGATATACATTAGCCGTTGACAGAGTTTTTAAGAAAGAGGGCGAACAGGCAGCAGACTTTATTAATTGCATTGCGTTTGGTAAGAATGGAGAGTTTGCAGAGAAGTATCTACACCAGGGAACTAAGATTATCGTTGAGGGTAGATGGCAGACAGGCAACTATACTAACAAGGACGGACAGAAAGTCTACACTAATGACTGTGTTGTTGAAAGACACGAATTTTGTGAAAGCAGGGCTACGCAGCAGCAGAATAACAATAATGGACTATTACCTAACAATCCAAGCACTAATGACGAATTTATGAACATTCCTGATGATGTAGAAGATGAGCTTCCGTTTAATTAGATTGGAGGGGCAGTCGCTTATGTAACTGCCAGAAAGGAGAGCAATGATGACAAGAAACGATGTTATCGCAGAATATATAAAGCAGAACTATCCAGAAATTCTTGCAACTACAGATTTTGCAATTTTCCAATTTAGAATAGCTTGCATATCATTTTCTGATGCGGTTCGTAAATCCATAAGAAGCGTAGATTTTAGCAAATTAAAAGAAACACTCAAGTCTTTAAACAAGGAGGAGTGATGAAGTATGGGATTGATAGATACAGATGCATTTGAAAAATCGGTTATGTTTGGTGATGCGGAAGATATGCAAGATGTAATTTATGCATTGCGCAATTATCCAATCACCTATGATATTGATAAGGTTGTAGAGCGGTTGAAAACAGACTCTTCTGTAAGATTGTATGGAAGTGGCAACAGCAATAATTATCTTATTCCTCTTGAAAGGGCGATTGAGATAGTAAAGGCAGGTGGCAATTCTTGAATTATCAAAACATAGCAAGAGCTAAGGCAATAGAGCAGGAAAATAAAAAGCGACTATTGAAGCTGAATCCAAAACTGAATGACAGGAGTGGGATTTACTTCTTACTCCGAGAAGATGAAAACGGATTTAAGTACGCTTATATCGGGCAGGCGGTACATACACTTAGTAGATTGGCAAGCCACCTTGTAGGATATCAACAGCATATAGACCTTAGCTTACGCAAACATAAGCTATACGACAAAGAGAAAAATCCTTATGGTTGGCGAGTTGAATTTCTGAATTTCCCCGAAAGTCAGCTTGACGAAAAGGAGAAGTATTACATCAAGTTATATGCTGATAAAGGTTATCAGCTTAGAAATGTCAGTTTAGGCGGTCAAGGAGAAAATCGTGCCAGTGGTTCAATAGGCGAGAGAAAAGCACCTAAAGGCTATATGCAGGGTGTACAACAGGGCAAAAAGGTGTTAGCGAGGGAATTATCCTCTATCGCAGAAAAACACCTTATAATCCGCTTAAAGCCCGAAAAAGAGCATAACAAGGTATCACAGAAACAGTATGAAAAGTTTATGGATTTATTGAAAGTAGGCGATTCAGAATGAAGATTTTAAGTAAGAAGAAATACAACAAACTCATTGAAGATTTTGAGGAATTGCAGAAAAAGGTCGAGGAACTCAAAAGGATAAATGAAAGTCTTGGGAAGAAGTTAGAGGACAAAAAGACAAGTTGCAAAATGAATAACGGAAAAGACTTCTGTTTTAATTGTGCAAACTCTTACAGATACAAGACATATTGGGGAACAACAGAAATTGAGCGGTGTGGCTGCCTACTTGATGTGTCTTGTGAAGATTTTAAGAGAAAAGAAGATAACTAACTAAAAATCAAAGAAAGGAATAGGTTGTGCGCACATAAAACCGAGGTTTCCTTTTGGCAGATTTTATGAATTTTGAAAATTATTCTTGTGATCATCAGATGTCTATATTTGACTTCACAAGAGAACCAATCAGCATAACAAAGCCTATCCGCTTAATAGAACTTTTCGCCGGCTACGGAAGTCAGGCAATGGCACTAAAGAGAATAGGTGCTAAATTTGAACATTACAGAGTTGTGGAGTTCGATAAGTACGCTATTGCAAGTTATAACGCAGTACACGGCACAGATTTCCCGACAATGGACATAACAAAGGTTCATGCAGAAGATTTGAATATTTGCGACACAGAAACCTTTACTTACTTACTTACTTACTCATTCCCTTGTACGGATTTATCGGTTGCCGGGAAGCAGGCCGGGATGTCTAAGGGCAGTGGTACAAGAAGCGGTCTGTTGTGGGAAGTTGAGAGAATACTAACAGAAATCAGAGATAGTAACGGAGAGCTGCCGCAGATATTGTTTATGGAAAATGTACCACAAGTACATAGTCAAGATAATATGCCTGACTTTAGAAAGTGGCTAGATTTCCTTGAAAGCTTAGGTTACACAAATTACTATCAAGACTTGAATGCTAAAAATTATGGTGCAGCACAAAATCGTGAAAGATGTTTTATGTTTTCATTCCTGGGCGAGTACAATTACCATTTTCCACAGCCTATACTGCTCAAAAAGAAGTTAAAAGACTATCTTGAGGATAATGTAGATGAAAAGTATTACATCAACAATAAAAAGGCTGACAAACTGATAAGACAACTTATTGACAACGGCACATTGCCACAACACAATCTTGACAGACAGACAGACAGACTTGCGTTGACGGGACAATCAATAAGCCACAACAGAGAGAAGTTGCAAACTGTATCACGGCAAGATATGACTGTGGAATCTCAAACCAACAGCAAGTTGGAAACTTGGTTGTTAAAGGATATGGGAGAGACGGCAGACAAACAGATTGATGTGGCCGTAACTCTTAGGGCAAGAGATTGTAAAGGCCTTGATAATTATGGAAGTAATGGAGTAATTGAACAGAAGTAATAGGTAGTATATACACCGGAGCTTCAGATGATTTTCAAAGAGGTGTATATCCGATTGCAAGATGCGTAAAGGCTGAAAACCACGATTTAGGAGTAATTATGGCAGATGTAAATGTAATAGGTTCTCTTGAATCAAAATTTGAGAGTACCAACAGAATTTATGACGTGAGGGGGTGCAGTCCGACATTGAGTACAATGCAAGGCGGTAATCAAGAGCCAAAAATTCTTGAAAGTCAGATAGTGGCTATGCGTGGCAGAAATCCTGATAATCCGTCAGATAGGACTATAGGAAGCCCAACAGAACAGAGATTAGAGGTAAATATGCAAGGTACAAGTAATTGCTTAACGAGTGTGCAGAAAGACAATTTATTGTTTGAAAAACCTCAATATCGTATCAGAAAGCTAACACCGAGAGAGTGTGGACGGCTGATGGGTGTATCTGATGAAGATATTGACAAAATGGCAGCAGTAAACAGCAATACGCAACTATATAAGCAATTCGGCAACTCGATAGTGGTAGATGTTATGTGTGCTATATTTAAAAATCTGAATATCAAGCAAGGAGATACAGTATGAAAGACGAAACAAAGCAGGAAATACAGATTTTACTTGACCTACTCAAAGGCAGTCTTACAAGAAATGGTGTAAGTATGGCAACAGACAATAGCGGCAACATGATGTTCTTTGATACGTCTGCCTATGTTAGAAGTAAAGGCAAGGAATTTGACGGATTCAGAGTTAATATTAATGATTTAGTGAAGTAACAATGTGACAGAACTTGAAGAGGTAGACTATGAATAAAGGTTGGATAAAATTGCATAGGCAACTACTGGATTGTTGGATATGGCGAGTAAATGAACCATTTGACAAGCGTTCAGCTTGGGTTGATTTATTGCTTACCGCTAACCATTCAGATACAAAACTATTATTCAATGGAGAAATAATTACAATAACAAGGGGGCAGATTTTAACATCTGTCCGACAGTTATCAGCAAAATGGAATTGGAGTGTAAATAGAACATATCGTTTTTTAAAAATGCTAGAAAATGAAAATATGGTGCAAAAAGAAAGCAATGATAATAGAACACTTCTAACCATAGTAAATTATAGTGTTTTCCAGTTTTCAGAAAACAGTAACGGAAACACTAACGAACACACCAACGGAAACAGTAGTGGAAACGCCGATAGAACACTTACGGAAACACCAACGGAAACAGTGACGGAACACATACAAGAATGTAAAGAATGTAATAATGATAAAGAATTAAAGAATGATAAGAATATAAAAGAAAAAGATATTACTAACGTAATATCCCAAAAGAAAAGTTATTATCCAGATGATGAATTACTTGATGAAGCATTTAACGAGTATGTGACAATGCGTAAGAGAATTAAAAAACCTATATGCACTGACAAGGCATTGCATAGGGCTATGAATACTCTTGAAAAGCTGTCAGGTGGAGATAATGACTTAGCTGTTAAAATTCTTAATCAGTCAGTAGACCATTGCTGGCAAGGCTTGTTCGGGTTGAAAGAAGATAATTCTAATAAACAAGGCAATCAGAATTTCGGCAAGGGCGCTATTGACTGGGATAATGTGTAAAGGAGAGCAAATGTATGGACAGAGATTGTAAAAATTGCGTATATCATTCAAGTGGCAGTTGTAGTCAGTGGGATTGTAATTTTGCAACAATTAACGATGTGAGAAATGAAGCTATTGACGATACTGTAAAAGCCATAAAGAAGTTGCGCGCTTTTACTGTTTTAGAAGAGGAAGAGATTGACGAGATGGCAAGGCAGCTAAAGTTAAAGGCAGGTGATAAGAATGAGCAGATTAGATGATACACTCAACAAAATAAATTTTAGAAGTGATTATCCGCACAACGGAGTGGTTGAATCACTCTTAAAAACAATTGCAATTAATAGTGCTATTATATGTGACAAGTTAGACGCTATATCGAATCAATTAAAAGGGAGCAGCAATGACAAGAGAAGAAACGGTTAAAATCATTCGCATTATGTGTGATTGCTACCCTAACTACAAACCTAACAATTTATCAGAGACAGTAGATGTGTGGAATATGATGTTGGAAAATTACAGTTATGAACAGGTGTCAGTTGCACTTAAAGCATACATCAACTCTGATATAAGCGGATTTGCCCCAAGTATAGGACGGTTGATAGGTAAAATACAGACTATATCACAGCCGCAGGAACTTGATGGAATGACGGCTTGGGGATTAGTCAGTAAAGCATTAAGGAATGGCACATATGGGGCGGTTGAAGAATTTAACAAGCTACCGCCACTTGTCAGGCAGGCGGTTGGTATGCCAGACAACCTTAAAAACTGGGCGACATCAGATTATCAGACGATAGAAACAGTAATACAATCAAATTTTCTAAGAACTTACGAAACAGTTGTTAAGCGTGCAAATGAAATAAATCGTATGCCAGACAATATCAAATCACTTATCGAAAAGACGAATGCAAATTCGTATAAGGCTCAAATCGAGCAAAAATTCCAAAGAGGTATAAATACATTACAAATTAAAGAAAATACCCTTATCGGTCAAAATACAAACGCAGAAGAGTATATTGAAGCACCTCAAGATATTCAAGAAAGAATAAACGCCATGAGGTAAAATATGAAACCCAAAAATTGTATTTATCCCGATTGCCTTAACTGCACTTTAGATGATTGTTTATACAATATGCTCGAACAGCCGGATATAGTTCAGCAAAATAAACTAGATAAAGAAATTGCCTTTAGAAATAAATTAGAGCAATTAGAACCTAAGCAAAGAGCAAAGGCTATATATGACAGAATGTATGAACAGAGCGAAAAAGGCAAAGCTAGACGCAGACGATATAATCAGTCAGAAGAACATAAAATTAGCCAGAAGAAATATTTTCAGACTGAAAAAGGCAAAGCTGCACAAAAAAGGTATAAGCAATCAGAGAAAGGAAAAGCTGCTCAGAAAAGAAGAGAAGCTAAAAGGATTGAAACCGGTAAAAATGCCATATACTGCAAAAAATATCGGGAGAAAAAGAAAAGAGAGGCTATGTTAAATGAGCAAGTCGGAACAGCGAAGATTTCAGGAACAAATGATGAGAGTTCAATTAAACAGACAGAAGAATAAAGAAAATAAAGAAATGTTTGGCAATGCCTTAACAATTTTGTTGTGGGTGCTGCACGATAAATTCGGATTTGGAAATAAGCGACTAGAACGGCTTATTGATGAGATTGATAAATTCAACGAAGATTTCAACGCAGGGCTTATAGATCCGAAAGAACTTATTGAACAGTTAGAAGAAGAGACAAAAATAAAAATTAAATATTAAGGAGTATGGCTTATGAAGTTTTCAGAACTGACTAAGCCGGAGCTTGATGAAATTTTAAAAAATGCCAATTTTACCGAGGAAGAAGAAAGAATATTCAAACTTCTTTCTCGGAATTTTACACAAAAAGAGATAGTTGCACGATTATGCGTATCGCAAAGAACTCTTGAAAGGAGAATAAGGAACATTAAAAATAAAATTGAAAGGGTGTGCTGTGATTGGAATTAACAGACAAAGAGTTATTGAATTATGTACTGGAGAATGGTATTATCTCTCGTGACGATGTTCAAAAACAAATTGAAATGAACGAAAGGAAAAAATTTTTAAAAGCACACAATAATGAAATCTGGCAAGGAAAGGATAAGAAGTGGTATACATACTTGCCAGACGAAAGCACATCAAGCGGCAGAAAGCTGCTAAAGCGTTCAACACAAGAGTCTCTTGAAGATGGAATTGTGGAACACTACAAGAAACTTGCTAATGAACCTTTAGTTAAGACTGTATTCAAGGAATGGGTAGACCAAAAACTTGAATATCACGAAATCAAGAAGCAATCATATGATAAGTATAATGATAACTTCGCCAGATTTTTCACTAATGAAGCATATCACATGGCAGATAAGAAAATCAAGTACATTACAGAAGATGACTTAGAATGCTTTATTAAGACTGTTATTGCCGAATGCAAACTTACACATAAGGCATATTCTGACATGCGAATCCTTATTAATGGCATTTTTAAATATGCCAAGAAAAAGGGGTATACCAATCTAAGTATCACACAATTTATGGGAGACTTGGATTTATCACGCAGAGCTTTTACTAAAAATGTGAAAAAGAAAGAGGAACAGGTGTATTTCGAGGATGAAATTCCAAGAATCACAGAATATCTATGGCAACGATATGATATAAGGAGCCTGGGATTATTACTTATGTTTGAGTGTGGAATGAGAGCTGGCGAGTTATCATCACTTAAGTTTTCTGATATTCACAACACTGTACTGAAAGATGGAACTATTAAACATTATATTTCTATACAAAGAACAGAAATTAAGGTCAGAGATGAAAATGGGAAATGGGCTAAGATAGTAAGCGACTATCCTAAATCTGACGCAGGATTAAGAGATATAATTATTCCAGATAAAGCTGTAAATACTGTTAAGGCAATTCGCAGATTAAATCCTTTTGGAACTTATATGTTTGAAGAAAAGGGAGAGCGTATAAAGGAACAGGCATTTAACAGAAAGTTGCATAAGATATGTAAGGCACTGGACATTAATTATCGTTCCACGCACAAAGTCCGCCGGGCATACAGTGTTGCGTTGTATGATAATTGCGTGAGTGACACTGTTATAACAGAAATGATGGGACATACAAGCATTGAGACAACAAGAAAATATTACATTTACAGTAATAAGACTGATAGAACTAAGATTGAGCAAGTTAATAATGCTATCAATTATTAGGATTTTGATTACAAAGTAATCAAAGTAATCAAGGCACAAAGCCAGAAACCCAGTAATAGAGCGGAATAAGGGAGTAGTCAATGCAGTTCGATTCTCTCATCCCCTGCTATTTTTTCAAGGAGAAGAAACACTGCAAACCCGCATAAACACTGAATGAAAGGAGATTTTTTGAACATCGTCTTTTTGCAGAAAAATAAAGAGGTAATCAAGAAAGTAATCATAGAAGTTTAGCAAACGCCGTAATGGCGTTATTTTTTTGCTTATTTTTGGCGGATAACTGTCGGAAACATGACGGTTAGTCCGTCTTTTTTTATGTCAAAATTAAGTTAAGAAAGAGAGGTAGTGCAAATGTTTTCTGATGAAGTTAGAGAAAAAATCTTGAGCAAAGAAGAATTGCAGAAACTTGACTTAGTAACATTATCTCTTGTTATCCACGCAATCGAGGAAGTTTTAGAGGAGGCAGACAATGAACAATCCTTATCAAGCAATGCCTATGATGAATAATTCTTATATGCAATCTCAAAATCCATATATGGATAGAATGAACTTTTTACAAAATTATCAGCAGAGCTTACAACAGCCAATGGCAGGGACACAAATGTCCTTAGCAAATCAACAGGCTATGCCCCAGCAGATAGCAGGCATTAATGGAAGAATAGTACAGGCAGTTGAAAACATTAATGCAAATGAAGTACCTATGGATGGCTCAATGGCATTTTTCCCTAAGCAGGATATGTCGGAAATTTATGTCAAGGGTTGGAATGCTGACGGAACAATTAGAACAATTGTGTATAAGCCTTATACAGCCCCAAAAGATAATCAGACAGTAAATTCTATGTCTAACGCAGAAAACGCTAAATTTACCCTATCAGACGAAAGTACACAGCTATTCTTAAATAAGTTTGAAGAGCTATCAGAGAAAATAGGACAGTTGGAAGATAGATTTGATAAATCTTTAGGAACACAAAGAAAATCTTCAAGAACTCAAAACAAAGGCGGTGATGAAGAATGAACCCAATTAACATTTTTCAGATGATGAAAGCTGGTCCGCAACAGTTTATACAGCAGATGATGGGAAATAGCCAGATTATGAGTAATCCTATGATGAAAAACACTATGCAGATGGCACAGCAGGGCAATATGCAAGGCATAGAGCAGATGGCTAGAAATTTGTGCAAAGAAAAGGGGTTAAATGCAGATGATGTATTTAATCAGATAAAAAGCAGATTTGGTAATTAGTAGCATATTAGATGTCTTTGCAAACTACCTAGGTGACATCTTTATGAATATATTTTTAGGAGGTAACAATATGTTTTCAAACTCAAATTGTGCCAGCGTACCATTAGTCGCAAACATTGACGGTAATGGCAATAACGGCGGATGGGCTGATGGCGGATGGCTTTGGATAATCGTTGTATTTGCATTACTCTTTGGATGGGGCAATGGTGGATTTGGCGGTTTTGGTGGCAACAATGGCGGTGGCTATGTTGCGACAGCGGCTACACAGGCTGATATCCAGAGAGGATTTGATAATTCCGCAGTTATCAGCAAGTTAGATGGCATTTCCAACGGACTTTGTGATGGCTTCTATGCTATGAACAACAGTATGCTTACCGGCTTTAATGGTATTAACACAAATATCATGCAGACCGGTTATGGCATACAGCAGGCTATTAACGCTGATACAGTTGCTAATATGCAGAATACAAACGCTTTACAGGCACAGCTTGCTAACTGCTGCTGCGAGACGAGAGAAGCTATTCAGGGCATAAACTACAACATGGCAACCAACACTTGTGCTTTGCAGAACACCATGAATAGCAACACAAGAGACATTATTGATAGCCAGAATGCAGGTACTAGAGCAATTCTTGACTACTTATGCCAGGATAAGATAGCGACACTCACAGCAGAGAACAACGATTTACGCAGAGCCGCTTCACAGGATCGTCAGAGCGCACTACTTACAACTCAGATGGCAGCTCAGACACAGCAGATTATCAATGCGGTAAATCCGTCTGCTATTCCGGCATATGTCGTACCTAACCCAAATGCTTATGCATATGGTTGCGGTTGCAATACAGGTTGCGGATGCTAAAAGTAGCAGCTACGCAAAAATGAATAATTGAGTATCTTAATTGAGTTTAACTCGATCATGTCTGCTATGCAGTATTACTTATAACCAAAGGGCAGACTATAATGTTTGCCCTTTTGCACATTGAAAACAGAATATTAAGTTGATGGATTTTTAAAGTCGTGGTACAATTTTTCAAAAAAGAAAGGAGTACCAAATGGTTATTTTCAGAGAACACAGAGGCGGATTATCTGAATCCCTAGAAACGGCAAGGGAATTTGAAAACTTTGATGATATGAAAAAATACATATATCAAATTCACAAAGACTTTTGCCAAAAGATAGGAGTAGCAAATGCACCATTTGAAATATCAGACATTGTAATTGACCATACTTCAAAAACAGAAGATGCGAGAACGAATTGGCACGATACAATGTATGTTTGTGTTAAACGATACGGAGATGAAGATTATATTGAAAAATACGGAACTCCGCAATGCATAGGAATGTGTGCTACAGACTACAAAAAATAAATAATGGATTTTCAAACCATCAACTAATATTCAGTTGGTGGTTTTTTATTTTATGAAAGAGAGGTAAAAATAATGGAAGTAACAGGAATTGCATTACAAACCGTTGCTGCTGGAGAAGATGTTGCATTTACAGAAACGGCAGTAAACGGAACAAAATGTATCGTACACAGACAGGGAAGCGGAATTATCAAGCTAAGAGGTATCACCAATCAGTTCAAAGCTAGATTTTTAGTATCTTATAGCGGAAACATTCAGATCCCGACAGGCGGTACAGTTGGAGCTATTTCACTTGCCATAGCAGTAGACGGAGAGCCTTTACAGTCAACACGAATGATTGTAACACCGGCAGCAGTTGAGAATTTCTTTAATGTATCAGCGCAGGCATATGTTGATGTACCTTGTGGTTGTTGCAGTACTGTAGCGGTGCAGAATACATCAGCACAGGCTATTGAAGTTCAGAATAGTAATTTGATTGCAGTAAGGGAGGCTTGATGATATGCATAAATGGGCTAAACAGATTATGGAATGTGTCAAGGCTAAGGTTGAAGCAATCGGATTAGATAGCTTTGAGGGGCAGAACCTTGACGATTTAAAGGATTTTACAGAGATAGCTAAGAATATAGCTTGCTTTGACAAGGATTACAGAATTGTTGAAGCTATGGAAAAGTCAGAAGATAATGAGGATATTATGCGTATGCTTGAACAGTACGAAGATTATCCGGACAGAAGATACTATGACCACTACCGCTATGCAAATGGCAGATTCGCCCCTAAAGGCAAGGGAACATATCGTAGAGGATATGAAGAACCACCTTATATGCACATGTACCCAGAGGCAGAACATATGAGGGATATGGATAGAGATTATGGCAAGATGTACTATACAGAGCCAATGCCTGAAAGCAGTTATGACAGAGCAAAGAGAAACTACACAGAAACTAAGGAAATGCACAAGAATAACACGCCAGAAGATAAGGAACACAAGATGAAGTCGCTTGACAGCTATACTAAGGAACTTGCAAGCGATATTACAGGTATGGTAGCTGATATGTCGGCAGAAGAGAAGAACTTGCTTAGAACAAAGTTAAGCACTCTTGTATCTAAGATATGATTTTAAGGGCTATGGGTAGCAATATTCATAGCCTATTTCATTCAGAAAGGAGCATACAGATGATTTTTAGCATTAATGGCACAATGTGGCAAGTGCAATATAAAAATTCAAATTCGGGTGAATTAAAGCGTTCAGACAGCACAATCAGTTTAGGTGTAACTGATAGAAATACACATACAATTTATCTATCAAATGCCTTGCATGGATTTATGCAACGCAAAGTGCTTATACACGAAGTATGCCACGCAATCTGTATGTCCTATGATGTGTATTTGCCTATCGAACAGGAAGAGATATTGTGCGATTTTGTGGCAACTTATGGCGATGAAGTATTTGACATTGTTGATATGGTTTTAGGAGCAGTTAGGAGAGTGGGATAATGAGTATTGATGAGCTATTAAAGATAATTCAAAAGACTAATCCGACTATGACTAAGGAATTATTGATATATGAACTAAGTCAATGCCGGTATGCAAGTAAAGCATTAATTTATACAGAAAGTTGTTGTGTTGACAATAATATTTAAAAATGCTATTATTTAATAGATGTAAACAATTGATAATTAATATATCATTTTACCTTAATAGAACCATAGTGGAAAGTTGCATTGATACATTTTTGTATAGGTGCAACTTATTTTATTTCAGAGGTTTTATTATGAGAGTTGTAAGATTAAAAATGTATCAAGAAATGGCTAGATTCAATAATCCATCAGCGCCAAAAGGTGCAGATTGCTACCCTTTGCCACCATTTAGCACAGTTAATGGGTTTATTCATTCAATGTGTCAATGGAAAAGGTATCATAAATTAGATTATTTTGTTACTGGCAAAGGAATTTATAATACTAAGGTGCAAAAAGAATGGCACGGTGGCTATAATTTCAACAAAATTAGCGATGAAATGCTTAATCGTTGGGATGTCATAACAGATAACGCAAACGGAAGCCATACCGGCTGGGTTAGTACAGTTAAATATCATCTAATGCTAGTTGATTTATATACAACTATATACATCAAAGCTGATGATAGTGACATAGATGATATATACCATGCGTTACTAAACCCACCGGTATATCCATCATTAGGTGAGTATGGTGATTTATGCAAGATTGAAGCAGTAGATATTGTAGAACTTAAGGAGCTTGGCAAACCCATATCAGCTCCATTAGATACACAATCTTATATTCCTGTTAATAAAGGCAATTTTGCAGGAACTATCTATAGAATTAATAACAAATACGAAATCATTAAGGGTCTTAGGCAATTTCAGAAAGTTTCTTGTTATTTAGTGGATAAAGGGCAAGAAGTTGTGAGCAATCTTTTTGATGATGATAAGCCAATTATTTTTATAAACTAATTTAAAACCCACGGAATATAGGTAAAATTTTTCTTTACCCCCGTGGGTTGACTTTTTGTATTCACAATTTCAATTTTAAAAAATCTCAAAATTTGGTTCAGATTTTGTTCAAATCCTACTAAAAAATTGAAAAAATTTTCCTGCAAATTTTATTGCTAAAAATTTTGATGCCCCCGTCACTTTCAATTTTGAAATCCAAAAATCGGTTACACAAAATTTCGATTTTTGCTCCCAATTTTGTTCAAATTTGCCCTTGAAAATTGATGAAAAACTTTAGAACTTTAACAAGCTAAAGTGTACAGCTAATTCTTTGCGGTTGTAGGTGCAGCTTACAATTTTGACTTTGTGACTTTGTGATTTGCCCTGTACGGCGGTTTTATTGCACCGATGTAGACTTATAAGCCTACAAAGTAAAACAGCCCTAAACGCTTTTAAACCCAATTTAAGACAATTTATTTTTGATTTATTTTTTGCTAAACGCATTATTTTTATTTGGCATCTCTTCGATAATATCGGAATATCTGTTATATATATCGTTTTCTGCTTCTTGCCTGGCTTTAATAGCACTATCTTTGGTCGCAAAATATCCCAAATGATGATTTACGCCATTGAAGTATATTCTAGCTTGCCATTTTTGTTTATCTCCGCGCCAATAAACACCAGGGTAACCACTTGTATTTCTTGCGGTTTTCTTTCCTAAGTGTACAAGACTCTCTGCTTTAACATTGCTATTTGGTATGTAGTCCTCTGTAAGACAGCCACAAGAATATCTTTTCTTTAAATGGGAAATAGGCAAGGTTATTATATTCCCACATTTACATTTACAAATATATTGTGTTCTGCCATCTTTACCGATTTCTGTACCAATAACCTTAAGTAAGCCGAATTTATCGCCAATTTTTACGCACCCTTTGCCGAGATGTTTTTCTTTTTGGTATTTTTTTGATAACAACCACAGCTTTTTATTTTCTGCGATGTTATCGCGCTTGTTTGTGCATAAAAAATATTGCCGCATTCGCACAGGCATTTCCAACGGAGAGCGTTTTTGTTTTTATATTCGATATGTACAGGTTCTAAGACTGTGAAATGTGGAAATTTTTGTTTTGTTAAATCGCATTTTATTTTTCGCATTTTTCTCCTTGTTGCGTACAAATAAGCAAGGCTTTTGCCTTGCTTATGATTTAGTACATATTTAAAGAAGCTGATTTTTGATTTCTTCATTGGTAAGCTTTTTCAGATTATCGACATATATGCACGCTTCGTTATTATCTTCTAACAGGATCCAGACAACATCACGACCGTTTCTACATGTATTTAAGGATATAGTGTCGTCATCTATCCATCTCTGAATATCGTCATCGCTTAAATCGCAATTAAAAAGACTTAGTGCTTCGTCAATTGCTTCTCCCTCCTTACTTGTAACCTCTCTGTCTGCGTACCATTCCATGCTCTTATACCTCCATTTTTTAAAAATTAATAAATAAAGATATATTATTTTAATCTACCAAGTAGAAATTAATAATAATATATCATTTATTGCCATACAAATCAATCATTTATAGCGAGAGCAAGCCGGGGAATCGAACCCCGGAAGCGCCAACCTTGCTAATTATTTGCTTGCTAAAATCTCCCTTGCTAATAAATCCCAATAAAGACCATCGCCGCGTTTATCAAACCATTTTTCGGCTTCTTCTGTGCTTTCGTCTAACCATTCAGCCATAAGTTGAATAATATCGTAGTAACTATAATCAACGCCAACGCCTAAACCTCTAAGCCATTCTATACAAGCGTTACGCTCTCCAAGTCTTGCGACTGCCCAGCCGTATTCATTTATAAACTTATTCTTGATACCCTTAATTGTGTTAAGCTCTTCACTCTGTGCAACCTCTGTTAAATAATTTCTAACTGCTGCTTTAACTTCTTTGCTGTTTGTTCTTCTCATTTCTTTTTACCTGTGCTATAATATAGTTGCCTTTCTTTTTTGATTGGTGGCGGTTCGTTTCCTTGGTCGGGCGACCGCCTTTTTATTTGCAAGATTATAATAACAAATATAAGGCACAAAAACAATATACAAATTGTACAAATATAAGGCACATAATTTGTACAATATTTATAAGGCACAAAATAACACAATGTATATAATAAAGAAGTTAAAATATCAATTGACACATAAGGCACAAAATGATATTATAATTACAATAATATTATATGAGGAGATGAAAGTATATGCAGGAATTAAAGACAAGCGAAAGCCAACGAAAAGCCATATATAAATATGATGATAAGTTTGAGCGTGTTAATTGCAGATTTGCAAAAGGCACAAAGGAGCGCATAGAAAAGCTTGGATACAAGAGCACAAACGACTTTATTAAACTTGCAGTAGCGGAAAAGCTGGAGCATGACGAAAAAATCTTAAAATAAGGCACGAAAAACTATTGACATATAAGGCACAAAATGATATTATAATTGTACAAATTAAGAAAGGACAGCCACAAAGGCTGAAAGGTGGAAAGGATGAAAACAGCAGAGCTACTAAACAAAGCGGTCAAGCTTGGGTTCGACAGAGAAAAGGCACTTGCTGACATAGACGCAAGCCTTGATGAAGCGATTGGAGCAGAGAACAGAAAACCAATCGCAGAGGAAGAAATAAGCGAAGAGCTGGCAAGCGATATTTTATTCGGGTTTGAATGCGAAAAAGAAAACAATTAAGAAAGGTTAAAAGGTGGAAAAGATGGAAAGAGACGACTTTAAAAAAATAATTAAATTAAGGTGTGGCTTAAAGGACAAAAAAGCTAGTAATAGTATTAAAACGCCTTATGATGGTTATTTAAAAGAATATATTACAAAGCTTGTTAAATCACAAATGGAGATTGACAGCCTTGGTATTATGTTAAATGTAAAGAAAGGCTAGCGGTGTATATTGTTATACATCGCTTTTTTAATGCCTATTGATTAATTATATTTATTGTGTTATTATATTGCTAATAATTAAATATATAAGATTTACACCCGATAATTATATAATAGTTGTTGGGTGTTTTTTATTTGCATTAAATATAATTAGCTGGAGCAGATCCAGTGGAAAGGGGAACACATGGAGAAAGTACAGGAAGCACCAGACACGCCAGAAGTATTTCAAAATGACATAGAGCTTTATTTATCGCAGTTTTGCGAAGAACACAATATCGAAGATATGACCAAAGAACCGCAGAGCAGATGGAATGCCGCTCTGATGTATATAAATAAATACGTTTTTAGTGATAAAAGTATATTAAAGTTAAATAAGAATATCAATAAAAATAACACTAATTGTATAATGGACAGTAATTTTTATATGTATGATTTAGATAAATTAGAGTATA